CTTTTTGATCATTAGGAATAGTAGTATTAGGAGTAGAATAAAAATTTCTCATAGATTGATTAAAAACAAAATTATCTCCTAAATCTTGAAACAACCTAGATTTAATACATTCTTCTTCAGTTTTATTTTGAGGTTCAAAAGATGAAACAACAAAATTTTTAGTACTTTGATTAATATTTTCTTCTACAATAGGATTAAAAGATGGAGCTGCAGGTTTTCTTTCAGGATCATCTTTATAATCAGTTAATTGCACGTTCATTAAAGGATTAATAGGAGCAGGAGGTAGATAATTTTTTTTCATAAAATCCATTGAAACAAATGATTCTTTTTCTTTTTTATTTTCTTTTTCTTGAATGTAGTGTAAAAAAATAATAACACCTAAAGTAATAATTCCAGTAAAAAATAATCTTAAAGACATAAAAACCATAGATCCTAAAATAGTTAATAAAATGACTACTCTAGAAATAGCATTAAGTTTTTGATTGTAGGACATTTTTTCTTGAGGCCATAGATCAAAGATATATTTTGGTTCAATTAATATTGAAGGTTTATTAATCCAAAATGGGATAGACATATATATATATTAAATTTTATTTTTTCTTAGCAGGTTTTCCTTTCTTCTTTTTGGATTTACTAGAATTTTGAGAATTTTGAGAATTAATTTGCTCCATTATATCAGGAATGTTATCTAAATTTAATTGTTTCATAATTTCTTGTAAATTTTGATTAACTTTATCTAATTCCGATTTTGATAAATTATCATCAGGTTGATCATTATTTTTTTTATTATCATCTAATTTAGCTTTCATTCTTTCTTTAGTTTTAGCTTTTTTAAGATTATTTTGCATCATAGAGTCAAAAGCACCTTTATTAAATTTACCATTTCCAGCAAAATTAGGCATATTTAATTTACTAAAAATATCACTCATTTTATCCATTCCAGGTAAATTTTGCATTTTTCCCATCATTTCAGTAGCTTCTTGAATTAATTCACTTTCTTTAAGTTCTCCACTTTTCATTTTTTCATCTAATTTAGATCCAACATTCTTAACAATTCCCATTAATTTTGAAGGATCTTTAAATAGTTTTTGAAAAACATCACCAACATTATTAATATTTTCTGGATCGATATCAAGGTTATTAGCAGTATCTTCAGCAATTTCTTTTGCTAATTTACCTAATTTTCCATCCATTAATTCATTAATATGATTGTGAATATCATTAGGATTTGGCAAATTATCCATATTTATACCTTCAGTATTATTTTCTTGAGATTGAGCATTACTAAATACATTTTGCATTTCTTCCATTGTTTCTTTAATTTTATTTTTAAATTCATCTTCACCTATAGCTTCAAATAATTTTGCAGTTTCTCCAAAACAATTATCACTTTTAACATTAGTAACTACAGTAAAAAGAATTAATTGTATATATTTCCAAATAGTTTTTTTAGTTTGATCAGATATATCTTCTTTCCATAATTGAGAGAATTGAATATTGGGTAAAAAATAAGTGTTATTATTGTCATCATCATCAAATATTTTATCATTTTGATATAAAATATCAAAAAATCTTTCAGGATAAGTTTTTTGTGCAAAAAGATAAATATTTTTAAAAGCATTATCAAGTATTAAAGGATCTTCATTATCTTTATTGTAAATAATTTTTAAATGATCATCTAAATTATCAATTAATTCAGGAAAAGTTAAAAGAATATCTTGTAAAAAATCACTAATAATTTTATTAAATTCAGTTAGATCTACTGTAGTTTCACTATTTTCATCTTGAGTACTATTTTGTTTTTCATCATTATTCATATCAATATTTTTTGCAGTTTCAAGAATTTCAGAGAAAATTTTATCTTGAAATGATTCCATAAATTTTTTTTGAGATTTTTCATTATCTGTAGAATCACTATTTTCTTTAGATGTTTCATCTTTAATTTCCGTATTAGAATCATCAATTACTTCTCTATCTGAATTATCCATAAATATAATTAATATTAATTATATTTATTTAAATTATTGTTTAAGAATTATATAAATCGCATAATTTAATTAAATTTTCAACATATTTTAATGCCTTTAATTTATTATTAACATCAAGATTTCTTACAGATTCTCGCAATTCCATTAACTTAGGCATTATTAAATCTTTATTTTTATGTGTAATAACTTTATTCCAATCTGCATGATCGGTAAAGAATTCGTAATCATTATTAGCAATTTGTTCTCTAAAATTATCACATACATATTTTTTCCAACAATTAATAACTCTTTCTTTATTATTTTCAGCACTCCAAATTATGCCTTCTTTTAAAAGTTGAACTTTATCATCATTTTCATATAATAGGCCTACATCTTCAATAAATGCTATAAAATGTTCAATAAATATTTCCAGATATTCATCTTTATCGAGAAGCATATTTAATCTTATATATATTAATTTAAGTAGATTTAATTAATTATAATTAATTCGATTGGAGAGATTGATTTTTGTGTTATTGTTTATAATAAATATGGTAAAAATTTATGATAGATTATATAAAAAAAACAAATAAAAAATAATGTAAATTTTTAATAATTTTTTTAAACTTACATATCAATTAAATTAGCTTCTTTTACAATTAATTTTTTAGGTTTTAATTTTTTTTTTAGTTCTTTTATTTCTTCTTGTAATTCTAAATTAGAATTTAAAATTCTGTCTTTAATGAACTTTTCATCTTCAATCTCTTTCTCTTTTTCCAAAATTAATTTTTTCAATTGTCTAATTTCTTTACATTTTTTATCAAATGCTTCATATATGCTGTCGCTATCACCCAAATTTTCTTTATATTCCTTAGTTTTTGGATCTAATACATTTTTTTTATGTATTTGTCTATTCATATGTTGGGATCTAAATTGTGAAAATTTTTTTGGAATATAATCAATATTACAACACTTAAAACCATTAGGATAATTTCTTTTCATTTCAGGTAAATCTAAATCTCTTGCTTCATTAGAAGATTCATCAATTTTAGGACAATAGTAAGGGAGTGCACAGATAATTGTCGTTTCCATAAAAGTATTTTAAAAATAATATTTTTTTTATAATTATTTCAATTTTCTCTCTATTTTATTATGAAAAAATGATAAATTATAATTAATTAGATTGGAGAGATTGATTTCTCTCTTGTTGTAATTTTTCTAATGAAACTTCTCCAATTTTATCTGGTTGATAATCTTCTTCAGGAGTATTAATTTTATCATTTTGATTAATAGTTAGTATTAATTTTATCATTTTGATTAATAGTTGAATAATTATATAATTGTCTCATACCACCATCGCCTTTTGCAGATAATTGATCAGCATCTTGATCCCAAAAACTATAATTATCTGAGACAACACCACATGCACCACCACTAAAAGAAAAAGCCATAGGTTCTTCTGTTTGTTTAATAATTGATGGTTTATTAGTAGTAAATAAGTTTTCTGTAGGTTTAATTTTATTATTAATTTCTTCACCAAATATAATATTTTGTTCTTTTTGATTTAAAAATAATAAAGCAGGTACACGATTAACTTGAGGTGGTAATAAAATTTCTTGTCCATTTTGTAAAACAATATAAGTTTTATTATTTTTTTGAATACGTGAATCAATACAAATAAAATGAATATCTTTTTTTTCTTGTGATTTAGCTAAATTTTGTAATAGTTTTTTACAATTTTCACAAAAATTACTATAGTAAAGAATTTTACTCATCTATACTTTATAAAAAGTGTATATTTAACTTATTTTAACTAAAAAAATTGATTTAATAAATTAATTATATATTAAATATATAATGAATCCAACAGTTCAAAGTATAATAGATGAAGATAGTACATTACAATTTACTATAAGTAATATTAATTCTAGTTTAATAAATGCAATCCGGAGAATAATAATATCAGAAATTCCTTGTTTTGTTTTTAGAACATTTCCCTATGCTCAAAATAAAGCTACAATTGATATTAATACTACTAGATTTAATAATGAGATTATAAAACAAAGATTAAGTTGTATACCAATTCATATTAATGATTTAACATTTCCATATAAAGATCATATATTAGAGGTAGAATTATCAAATGATAAAAAAGAAATTATGTATGTAACAACTGAAAATTTTAAAGTTAAAAATATAGTAAATAATACTTATTTAGATGATAGTGTTACAAAAAAAATATTTCCACCTGATTCTATAACAAATAGTTACATTGATTTTCTAAGATTACAACCGCAATTAGCAGATAATATTCCAGGAGAACAAATAAAATTATCATGTGAATTTGATATAGGAACTGCAAAAGAAAGTGGTACTTTTAATGTAACTTCAACATGTGCTTTTGGAGGTACTATTGATAAAGAAAAGATAGAAGAAAAATGGGAAGAAAAATTGAAAACATTAGATGAAGAAGATAAAGAAGATATAGAATTTATTAAGAAAGATTGGTTACTAATGGAAGGAGCAAGAATTGTTATTCCTGATAGTTTTGATTTTATTATAAAATCAATAGGTATTTATTCAAACTTTGAAATTTTGGAAAAAGCGTGTAGTATAATGGTGAATAAATTCAAAAAATTTATTACAGATTTACAAGAAAAAATCTTAATTTCAAGTTCTCATAGCACTTTAGAAAATTCATATGATATAGAATTAGTTGATGAAAGTTTTACTCTAGGTAAAGTATTAGAATATTTAATTTACAAAATATATTTTGGAAAAGAAGTAACTTTTGTTGGATTTAGACAACCTCATCCTCATATTAATATTTGTGTTTTAAAAATTGGATTTAATCAAGAAGTAGATAATGAAATTATAATTCAAAGACTAGTAGAAGTTTCTAGTAAAGGAATTGAAATATATGAGAAATTAAAACAAGAATTTGTAGACAAATAAATTTATATTCATCACATATGATATTATGATAACTCATTGTAATACTAAAGGTAATTCATGATGAGGTAATTTTTGTAAAGAATTTTGAAAATCAATAGCATTCGAAAAGGTTTTTCGATATACCATTTTTAATTTTATATCTATACCATGAGGAAAAGTTTTTTTATCATCCATAGTCCTATGGAACCATTTTAAACGCTGACGTTCAAAATTTTTAACATAAGAAGGATGATATATAAATATATTGTTGGGGACTAAAAGATTATGATTTCTAAAATAATTATGGTCATCTTTATGACAATAAGAATTACAATCATTATATATTAATTTAGAAGTGTCCAAGTTTTTAAATTTAAAAAACCTTCCAGAAGGTTTCCACTTTTCATAATGGGTTAAATCGTTCCAGAACAATTTATGATTAGGATTAATGGCATGTTTATCAGTAGTATTCATAATATTTTTTAATATAGGGATCTCATTTTCGTGAAAAATTTCATCACCATCACCTTGTAAATACCAGTCAGGTTTATATTTTAATGAGTGATTTAAAATATGAAGTCTATGTTCTTTTTGATCTTTTCCATTAAAGAAGTGTAGTTCAATACGTTTATCGGGGTCATGATTCTCCATAATATCTTTAATAATATCAATAGTTTTATCTCTACTTCTTTTGCTTTTTGTTACTTTTAAGGTATTAATCCAGCATCCTTCAACAAGAATAATTTTATCACAAAGTTGTAATAAGCTTAGTAATGTAGGTTTTATAAAATCTTCTTCTTCATATAATTGAATACCAGCAACAATATTCATATCAGTGTTATATTATTATTAAAATATTTTATATTTATATTGATACTATAATACTTTATATTAATTAAATTAAACATAGTTGATAGCATATAAAATTTGTGCAGCATCTAAATTATTAATATAATTAATAACTACAGATTTTGTAATAGGTTCTTTATTTTCAAGATATAAATTATGTAAATTATACATATGTATTTTATATTGAAAATTGTAATCTTTTAAAGGTTTTTGTTTTTGAATAAAACAAGAAATATAATTTTGCCATAAAGTTAAAGTAAATCTATGCAAAATTTTTCTAAATTCTGAAAAATATTTTCCAGATTCTGGAAAATAATATAAATAATCTTTTACTTTGTTTTGTTTTCTTAATTCTAAATATTGATAAAATAATTTAGGTTGATTACCTCTTAAATATTTAATATCTTGATAAACAGGATTTCTAATTCTTGTACGATCACCATCTTTATGATATATCATAACACCTGGATATTGAATAGGAGTATTATTACTTCCAAAATAATTATATAAATTTTCATATGAATCAATAGGATAACAATTAGGTAAACCAATTGTTAATTGATTTTCAGATTTATTTAATAAATTATTTTCAGTAACAAAGTTATAAAGATCAACTTTAAATATTGAGGTGTTATTAATTTGATAAACCTTAATTAAATAAATATATGGAATGGTTATATTTAAAACAATTCGATTATTAGGATGTTGTAGGACAAAGGTATAGCAGTAATCTTTTGGTAAAGATTCAAGTGAAAAATTACAATTTTCACAAGCTTGAAAAAACATTTTATCAAAAGTTAAGTCTTTATCATAAAAATAAACAGAAGCTCCGATAGCTGATTTTGAAGAAATTTCCCATTTATTAGTCTTTTTATTAAAATAAGCTGTAATCATAGTTCCTTCAATATAATCTTCAGCAAAACACTCATGACATGGATATTTATTAATAAATTCATTAAAATCTAAACATTTAGGTGGAGAAAAAGATAATATAGATGTATCATTACAAACAATAGATCTAAGTTTTCCAATAGTACTATAATTTTCTTTTGATAAATCATTTTTTTTGTATTTAATAATAAAAGATTCATCTTTATTTATAAATTTTTCTTCTAAACCTTTATTTGATAATAATTCTTGCCATCTATTATTATCAGTTAATCTAAGATTAAAATCACTTTGATTAATGAAATCACTGATATCACAAATCATTATTTTAATATTATTTATAGTTTATCTTTAACTCTATTTATTAAATTTTTTCGTAATGAATATTAATTTCTACTATAAATATAAGGTAATGAGTGATTCCCCAAAATCAGATAATTTAAATTTACAATTGGGAGATATAATATCAATAGATGCACCAACTAATGAAGAGTTAAATGAAAAATTGTTTTACATAAATTATATAGATAAAGACAAAATAAAACTGGTGGATAGTGATAATAATCAAACAATTTTAACTATAAATAGTGAAGGTGAATTAGATGATGAATCAATAGAAAGTATAAATATTTTAAGTAAACCAGAACAAAAAGGGTATGCTAAACAAAATAATTTATTACCAGGTAATTGGATAAATATTTATTTTGGCGGTGATTTACCTTTAATAATTACTGGGCAAATAACTAATTTAGAAAATGATATGATTGAAATTAAAACCTATCCAAATAATGATATAATTTATCTAGATTTTGAATTTAAAGGAATTCCAGAAGATTTACCAATTGAAAAAATAGAAATTAGAGAGAAACCAGATAATTTAGTGGATGAAGATAAAGAAGATTTACCACCAGATGCTCAATTTGCTTCAATAGAAGACAATGATCTAGTAGATTTAGAAAGAGAATCTTTATTTAAACCACAGGATATAATTTTGGATGCAGATCAGATAGAAATAGGAGAGGAATTAGATAAAGTTACACAAATTATAGATATACCAGAGTCAGAACAAAGATATGGAATAGATAAACAAACAAATGATTTATTAGACGAGTTATTATCAAGTATACCAAATCAAGATAGAACACCATCAAAATTAAATAGAATCCATACAATAATAGAAAGATATAAAGAATTAAGATTAGAATATTCAGATTTTATTCCTGAAAAAAATATAATCAAACCAAAGATTTTTGGATCTGATTTTAAACCATTAGTTAAAAGTTTGGAAAAATTAGATAAAAAATTATATTGGATATTACCAGTATCTATAAATAATAGAAAAATTTATGATACAAATTTAGAAGATGATATTTCTTATGTGGATAATTTAACATTAGCTCAAGTATTAATTCAATATAGTGAAGTATATAATAATTGGAAAAGTAATCAAGTTCCAGATGAACAAAGTAAATATAGTTATTTTTTAAATCAATTAAATAAATTAGAAACTCCATTTACAAATAATAATTTAGATAATTTTATTGCTCAAATCCCAGTAAATGAAAATATTTATACTATTGTAAATACATTAGGAGATGAAAAATCATATGCTTCAAGAGATGAGGAATTAATTATGACAAGATTTCAGAGTCAAGTTTATAATTTAGGTTTAAATAGATTAATGAGTGAAATGAATGAAGAAAGAAAAATAATAAATACAGTTATAAAAGCAACAGAAAATGATATATTAAGTTTAAAAGGTATTTTAACATTACCAATGCCAACCTATAAATTTTCACATATTAATTTGCCATTAACTTCAATATATGAACAAAGTAATTTGAATTTACACTATTTAAATTATTGGCAGTTTTTAAATAAAAAGACAATAGTTAATAGTATTTCAGTTACAGAATTAGATAAAAGTTTAGAATATTCAGATGAAAATTTTTTAAATAATATAAAACAATTTATATTAGATGAAACAATACCAGATGATATAGATGATAAATATAAAAAATTTTTAGAAGCAATTGTACCGAAAACAAGAGTATTATTTAATTTAATTAAAGATCATATAAAGGGAGATTTATCGTATATAAAAGTAGTACAATATTTAGAACCATTTATGATTTATACAAAAAATATAGCTTACAAACAATTTGAAGATATAAAAGAATTTTTAAATGAAAAAATATTAGATTATAAGAAAAATTTTGTAGTTAACAATAAAAAATTTTTACAAATATTTAATAAATTAGTGCTTAAAGAAAAAGATGAAAAAAATGAAGTAGATTTTATAGTTAAAATATTGGAGAGTAGTGATGATGTTTCAGAGGCAGTACTTTCTGCTTATAATATAAGTCGTGATAAAAAAGATGTAACAAGTTTAGAAATATTTGACAAAATGATAAGGATTGATAGTGCAAAATTATTTATGTCAGCAATTTCAAAAATAACAGTTGATTTAATGGTTTCTAACGTTTTGGATCAATTTATAGAAATAGAAGCAAATCTAGCAAAAGAACAAGAAGAAAATAGCTGTAAAAAATATGTTTTAAGTAAAAAATACTTTGCAAAAGATGAATTAGAAGATGACAATGGAAAACAAATATTTTTTGACAAAAAATATGATAATACATTTTATGATATAATAAATGAATATCAAGAACAAAAAGAGAGTCAAAGTCCAGAAGCATTTTTAGATTTTCTCACAACAAAATTACAAGAAACTATAGGTTTAAATAAAATAGAAGCTTCGAGAGATGCAGAAGCTATGATAAAAAAACAAAGACCAGTAATAAATGGAGATTATGCAATTTTAGAAGAAGAAGGAGAGAAACCAAAAATATTTATTAGAGAAGATAATAATTGGAAAGAAGACAGTTCAATCTCTCAAGATGTATTTTTAGAAGGAAATAAATTTTTTTGTGAAAGTCAATTTAAATGTTTTGAAAAAGATAAAGAATGTATATCTGATAATGTAGTTACAAAAGCTATTCAGAAAAAAAATATTAAAAAAATAATAGGAGAATTTGATGAAAAATACAGATTAGATTTACAAAGAATTAAAACTGCAATTGATACAGATTATAATTACAATCTAAAAATAATTACAAAAGAGATTGAAGTTGAAACTTATGATAAACTGAAATATAATAGAGCATTTGAAATATTAGGAAGTCAAGTTAGTGAAAGTGATTTGATAGGTTCTCCATTTGAAAAACTGAGAGATTTGATATTAGGTGAAGCAGATTTTGCAAAAAAACAAAATAATATTATAAATTTTGTATTAAAATTTACAAGAGAGGCTTATCAAACAGAAGATAAATATTGGTTATATTGTAAAAATACTAATGTAAAATTATTACCAAAATTTTTAAGTGATTTGGCACAAGTTTACATAAGTAAACAAAATTATAGATTGGCATTAGATTTAATTTGTGCAGAACAAGGAACATTAAGTGAAGATGGTGATAAATGGATAGATAAACATAGTGGATATACTATTAAAAGTATAGATTTGGATACAGAAGAAGGATTTGATGAATCTGGATATAAATTACAAACTAGAAGTTTATTAGAAGAAGATGCAGGAAATGTTTTATTTATAAATAGTGATCCTACACCAAAACAAACAAAAGAAGTAGCAAATCCATTAATTAAAGTTATACAAAATGTAGTTTTATCATTAGCTCAACAAATGGGAATATCGATTGATCATCAAATGGATTTTATAATAAAATATGTATTAGATATTCATAAAATAAATTTACCTAGTCAAAAAGAATATGATGCAGCAATTTTAAAAGCTCAAAAAAGAGGTGATAAAAGAAAATTACCTTCATATGAAGAAGCAAGTGATTCATCATTATTAATTTTAATTTTTGTCTTTTATTTAATAGCAATTCAAATTAGCATTCCTCAAATAAAAACTCAAAAAACATTTCCAGGATGTATTAAATCATTTTCAGGATATCCTATGGATGGAAGAATAGATAAGACGGGGGTAGTTTATATAGCTTGTGTTGCAAATAAAATTTCTAGTAGTGTAAAGCCTTGGAATTCAATATATAAATCAAAAGAATCAAGTATAGCAAAAAAAATGGAAAGTATAATTGAAGAATATGTTTTAAATAATAATGATATATTAGAATTGTTTAAAAAGAAAAAAATATATCTCTCGCTAGAAGAAAGTAAAATTGTACCAGATTCATTAGACATTAAATTATGGACTACATTTTTACCACCATTAATCCCTTTTCATATTAAAGATATTCAACCTTTTACTCCAGCATTTAAAAGTGAATTATTAAGTAGTTTAAAAAAAGGATCCCAAAAACAATTAGATGAAATAGATACAATAAAATCCAAAATTATAAGATTATCCTTATTAATTCAAGAAGATATTCAAAAAATAATAAGTAAGGAAAAACCAATCTTGACAAATGTGAATGGAGATGCATTTTTAGAGAATGCTTGTTGTAATACAATAAATAATACCTTAGAATATTTTACTAATATTTCTCCAAGTATACTTAAAACAAATGAACAAGTAGAATATCTATCTAATATTCTATACGATATAAATTTAATGACATATTCACCTCTGTTTTTTGATCCAAGAAATACTAGAGTTATTTATCCAGTAATTAATCCTGAATTTTCAGAAAATATTATTTATAAAACTTTTATTTATTATTGTAGATTTGCAACTAATTTACCAATAGATGATCAATTAAGAGCAATATGTCAAGAAAAACCAACAGATCTAAGACCTGAAATGAGTTTAGAAGAACAGATAAAAATTTTAAAATTAAATGGAAGAAATTTTTCTATAGATAATTTTAATCAATTAATTTTATATATATCAAAAAATAATATTATAAAACTAGATTTTAAAAAGAGTTATGGTAATAATTTTTTAGTTTTGAGAGAATATATAAATTATTTAGATGAAAATAGATCAGAAATATTTCCTACTTCTTTTTTGGAAAAGATAAATAAATTATTAGATGATTATGACTTAACATATACAGAAGACATAGAAGAAATTAGGACATTAAAAAATTACTTAGCAAAAGAAAATGATAATATGTTAGAAATAATAGAGAATTTTATAACAAGAAATACAAAATTAAATAAGTCAAAAATAAAGCAAATGATAGAATGTATAAAAAATTTGAATAATTTTAGAGAGACAGATGTAAATTTAAAGATAAATAATATGTTAGAATTTTCTAAAAATAGTTTAAATAATTTAATTATGATATTACCAAATATAGTTTTAAATGAAATCGATTATGATAATATAATGATACCAAGACACTGGAATTTATCAGAACGTCATGTAATGGATATAAAAATAATAATAAAGCAGTATTATCAAAATTTGACAAAATTATATGGAGATGAACAATTAAAAGATGTAAGTAGAACAATTCAAAAGTCAGCAAAAGAAATAAAAGAGTTAATAAATAAAATTTATTATCAATCGAATATAAAAATTAAAGGTAAAGAAACATATTCTGTATTTGATGGAAAAATAATAATGTTGATAGTTAATTATTTATATTATTTAACTTTTATAGAATATATTAAAATTTCTCAAGATAAAAGTATATTTAAAACAAAAAAAGAAAAAGTACCAGGACAAGAGTTTGCTACAGAAGAAATAGGTGAATTAGCTGTTGATGAAAGTGATGGTGAAGAAGAATTTCAAGACTTAATAAGTGATGAACAAAAAGAATTAGCAGGAAAGATTTCGGAAATGTTAACAGAATTTATACAAATAATTTGTAATAATAAAGATATAATAGATGTATCATATGAAGATGTAATGGAAAAAGTATTAAGATCAAAAGAAAAAGAAAAAACACAAATAACAGATTATTTAAAACATTTAACTGATGAAGAAAGAGAGATAGAAAATATATTTAAAAATAGTAAATTAGAGAGATGGAATAAAGGATTGCAAAAAGGATTAACACAGTATGTTCAAGATACATATGACGAGGAAAGAGCAAAATTAGAAGAAACAGCAATTTTAGAAAAAAAATTAGGTATAAATGATTTAGTAACAAATATGAATAAAGATATTTATCTATTAGATTTGTTGGTAGATCAAGAAGCAGAAAAAGAAATTTTAAATGAACAATATAATATTGAACATATAGTTGGAGATGATGATTTTGGAGATATTGAAGCAGAAGTAGATTATTGATTAAATAAATTTATAGATATTATATATAATGAGTAAAACTAGAAAACACGTTCCCTGGGCTGGATGGCATAAATCAGCTCCATTTGGAGCCCAAAGAACAAGAATGTATAAAAAGTGCGGAAAAAAATGTTTTTTAGGAAAAAAGACACCTGGAGATAAACAACATCCAGATTTTCCTATATGTACCAAAGGAACTTGTAAAATAAATCCCAAAGGTGTTTATGCAGCCTATGTTAGAGCTAAAGAATGGGGAAATAAACCAAGAAGTTATAAAGGTAAGGGACATCCAAGACTTCGTCAAAAATCTTATAAAAGAATAGCAAGAACCGCAAAAAAAATGTTGAAGAAATATGGATATAGAGTAGGTAATTAAATTCAATAAATTAAGTTAAATATATATAAAATTATAATCTTATATATATAATGTTTCTTAATTTTGTAAAAAATAATATGACTTTAGTATCAATAACATTATTCTTAATAAGTTTTACAATATTATTGTTATTTAAACCCGGATTTTTATATAATAAAGATGGAAGTATAAAAACTTTTGGATTAGGCTATAAAAAAAAAACAGTAGTTCCAGTTTGGGTAGTTGCTATTATATTAGCAATATTATCTTATTATTTAGTGTTATTTTTTGTTACACTTCCAAGGTTTAAAGAAATTTAATTTAGGAAATCTGATAAGTTGTCGTATTTTTCTTAGATTGATCAATCTGTTCTTGAAGTTTAAGATAAGCTTGATGAGTTTTCTCCATTTCTTTAACAGAAGTTGTACAGGCTGAGCTTACAATATAATTATAGGAAACAGAAGTTACTAAAAGACCAGTTAATAAATACCATAAATATTCAGCTACTTTATCTTTTAAAATTATATAATTATAAAATTCATTTTGAGGAAATCTTTTTTCTGATTCTTCTTCTTTAATAAATTTTTGATTAAATAATCCAGCTTTATTAAATCTTTGATAAAATTCTGAAAAATTCATAATAGTGACTTCATTTATTAATAATGATTTATCTTTATAAATTTGTTCTAAATTTTGTGTAACTAATCCTAGATTCTTTTTCTGTTCCTCTGTTCCATCTGGTAATCCATTCTCAATCTCTACTTGAGGAACTAATAATTGATCTAATAATTTTTCTAGACCAGCTACTTTAGCAATTAAATATCCAACAGTATTAGAAAAAGGAGCTAACCAACCAGGCATAATTCTTAATATGAATAATAAAACAACAAAAATTAAAACCCAGGGCAAAAGAGTAGTTATAAAAGTTTGAAAAAACATAGGAGCTCCACAAACTTCTTTAGAAATATTTAAATTAATAAAATAATTTCCAGCAACCAAAAGAGATATATAAATTAACATACTTACTAAATTTTTATCATCTGGAATAGGAAAATCACCATGGAAATTTTTTTCATCTGGAACTTTAGCTCCATTATAGCTTACAAAAAAGAATACAACAGTTACAATTATAAAAAAAACTAATGGTTGTCCAGCATCAGGAACTTCAATTTTGTGATCACAAGATTTTTTATCAGACATATAGATAATATGTATAATATATTTTCAAAAAATAATACTAAATAATATGGATGTTAAACCAAATTTAATAGAACCAGGAACAAAATATTTTTTGAGAAATACACTAGAATCTTGTAAAAAATTTAGAGAGAAACATATTAATTTTATATTTAATTTAACTTTAATTTTTGGTTTTTTTATAATTTTAGGTATTATATTATATTGTAGATATAAAGGTAACATAAGTGAAGAGGAAAAAAGAAAAAAATTAAAAAAAGAAAAAGAATATATAATGACAAAATTAGTTCAATTATCAGATTATAAAAGGAAAAAATCTCAAAATTTAATTACTAATTTACCAGAACCAGAATTTTACAACAATCCAGAAACAATTATATTAAATAGAAAAATATATTAATTATATAATATAAAATATGTCCCAATCTCAATTAAATGAAGAAATAAGTAATTATTATAAATTAAAAGAAAGTTATGAATCAAAAATTAATCAAAATAAAAATAAAATCATTAATAATCCTACATTAACTCTTGAAGAAAAAAAAATTAAATTTAAACAAATGAAAAATTTATGTATAAATTGTAAACAAGAAGGAGGTACTTTATTTACAAATAAAAATGGAATATTGAAAGCTGTTTGCAATCATACACAAAAACCATGTAATTTACATATAGAAATTGATAAAGGTAAATATAATTTAAGTGATGAAATTATAGATACAGTTAGTAAAGAAATAAATAACTTAAAAATTAATATCATAAAAATTAAATTAGATTACCTATTTGGATATATTTCAGAAAGTGATGCTTTAGCTAAATTTAATCAAATTAAAGAAGAATTATCTAAAAAAGATGAATTGTATAAAAAAGTTGAATTATTTTATATAAATGTAGCAGATAATCCAGAGAGTCAACAATTACTAAAAACCGCTGAGAAAGATTTATTTGTATCTATTAATAAAATTAAAGATTATTGCAAAGTTTATGAGTCAACTAAAAATAAACATTTATTAAAAACTGTTGCTGAAAATTATATTTCAGATATATTACCACTTAATAAAACCATAAGTGATCTAAAATATATATTTAGAACTGTAGAAAAAAATGAAGAAATGTATTATCTTATAGAAAAACATACAACATTAGAATCTTTAGAATATACTTTAGAAGAAGGTAAAATTTTGAGTAATAAAAAATAGTTATATATTTTATATGTTCAAACGTTTATTTAATATCCCTGTTTTTATAATTGCCTTGGCGTTAGGACTTTTATTTATTTTTTTGAGTGATTCTGAGGAAGAAGTGGTTCATGTTTATCCTACTCCGTATAATTTAGATAAAATAGAATATAGAGATACTGTTGGAAATTGTTTTGACTTTTCAGCTGATAAATTAAAATGTCCAGAAGATAGAACTTTAATAAAAACTATTCCAATTCAAACTCAAGCAAAGAAAATTAAAAATTAGATATATATATATATATATATAGATGATAAAAGTTATTAAAAAAATATTTATGAGTGATTTCGGAGGTATATTAATTTCAATACTTTTAGGGTTTGGTTTAGCATCATTATTTAGAAAAACTTGTAAAGGAAAAGAGTGTATTGTATTTAAAGGGCCTCCTTTAGATGAGGTAAAAGATCAAATTTATGAACATGAAAAAGATTGTTATGTGTTTAATGAACATTCAATAAAATGTGGAAATAAAGAAAAAAGTGTAGAATTTACGTAATTAGTACAATTTTAATTTATTCAAATTATACTAATATGGCTGGTACAACTTCTCTTTCTGATTTACAACCTACAGAGACAAATTCTTCTCTTTTGGGTGTTCCTGCTCAAATTGAAAACATTGCTATTAGCAATCCTTTAGAAAATCAAATTTCTTCAAGAGAGACTGATATTAATAAACTATCTAATCAATCGCAAGATCAACAAAGTTATAATGAAATGATTACAAGTCTTCAAAAAGCTACTTTAGCTGGACAAACTAATCTTCCTGATAGAAATATTCCTACTAATACTACAAACTTAACAACAGATGAAAATATTCAACAAGAATATATACCACCACCACCTACTGAATTTAATATTGATAATAATACTACATCTCAAGATATTATAGATCATAATAAAAAATTAGAAGATAATAGCTCCATAATTGAAAGCTATTACCAAGAATTTCAACAACCTATACTTATAGCAGTTTTATATTTTTTATTTCAATTACCAATTATTCAAAGATATTTATTTAAAATTATACCAGGTTTATTTAAATCGGATGGTAATCCTAATATTTGGGGATATTTAATTAATAGTTTAGTATTTGGATTTTGTTTCTATTTTATAACCAAAGGTCTTAACTATTTTTCTCTTTAATTATTATATCTTATAATGAATCAATTTGAAGATGAAATCTTAAAAGATACTGTCAAAAGACAACAACTTTCTTTAGATTATGCATCAGAAAATTCCTTTCTTTCTTTACTAAGAACCGCTGGAATCTTAACTGGAATCGCTGGAATTTTAATTAGATTAAAAAAAGCTACTATTTTTGTTAGAATTTTTCTAATTATTGTTTTAATATCAATTATCTTTACAAGTATCAATTATTACCAATATATTAATCAGGAAAATACCTTCAAAACTGGTATCGGCTATACAATTGGTATACATTCTATAGTTTTTGCTTTTTTATTATGTGTTATATTACTGATAATGATTTTAGTGACATTTAATCATAATTAAATTGTATGATTAATTATAAAAGCAACTAAAGCAATTAATAAACTACCAAATTCATCTAATTTTTGTAATCCATCTATCGCATAATTTGCTATTATTGGCAAATCATGCTGATATCCCCATATAGATACTTCAGCTACAGCATCTGAAACTCTAGTAGCGACATCATAGTCAACAAGAGCTAAATTCTTTACAGCAAAAATTGCTATTGGACGCGAAAAATGTATAATCATTTATATTATTCTTTAATCATTAATTTTATATCTTAATTATAGACATATTCTTTTTTTTAGCTAAAGAAAAGACTTCACTATCATTATTGTAATCATTAATATATTTTATTGATTCAACACCTGATGCTGCCAATAACTTAAAACAATTAAAACAAGGATAATGAGTTATTATTGCTGTACAATTTTCTGTAGAAACACCTCTCCGTGCACAATCAGTTATGGCATTTTGTTCAGCATGAATAGTACCAATATTATGACCATCTTTATAAATTGGTTCATGATCACAACCCGGTAAATATCCATTATAACCCTGTGCTATAATTCTATTATCTTTAATTAATAAACAACCCACTTTAAGTCTAGGACACACAGATCTTTTAGAGGTTATATTTACAATTTCTTTAAAATATTCATCCCAAGTAGGTCTCGTTGCAGAGTCAGTCATTATTATTTATATAATAATATTTGTTTATTACCATTCAATTTCTTTTTTATTTAATGTTAATAATAATAAATTTGTTCTTGAAAATATTTTAGAATCATTAAAACTTGGAAAATTTCTAAATTTTTTATTGCAACTCAAAGGTGATGGATGGGAAGAAACAATTAATTTATTATTAATTAAGTCAATATTTTCAAGTTTTTTAAAAGCAAATGCGCCCCAGGCTATAAAAACAATATTTTTTCTTTCACTTAAAATATTTATGATATAATCTATAAATTTATTCCATAATTTAATATGACTACCTGGTTTATTTTCCTCAACTGTTAATGAACTATTTAATAGTAAAACTCCTTGACTAGCCCAATTTTCTAGATTTGGATTATTTAATTCTATATTTAAATCTGATTTTAATAGTTTTTTAATATTATTTAATGACGGTGGCAAATCTTTATTAAGTGTTGCAAATGCCAACCCAGATGCGTGATTTTTGCTATAATAAGGATCCTGATCTAAAATAACAACGTTAATTTCATCTATTTCACAAAAATCGAAACAATGAAAAACATTATTTCGGTCTGGATAAATTTTATTATCATCATTATAAATATTTTCAATTAAAGTAAATATATTTTCAGAATTAAAATTTGTAATAATTTCTCTCCAACTAGATTTCATTTTATAAAATTTTATCTATATTTATATTAATCAATTTTATTATATATAAATAGTATAAAATGGTAAAATCATATGGTTGGTGTAATATGAAAAAAGGAGGAGTTGATAATAAAAATATTCATAGTGCAGTTTTTTCAGCATCTATATTTGCAATCATATTTATTCTTAGTGATTTTATTAAGGAGGAATTAAATAAACATGATTTAGAAGATAAACATTTAATGATTTTAAACTTTTTAATTCATTTTTTTCTAATAATATTAGTTACTTGGTTTGTAATCTTTGTTTTTAAAACAATTTATAATATAGGAGATTTAGTAAATAGATGTTAATAGAATTAAATATTTATTATACAAATGTATTACCATTATCAAGAAATATAAAATCTAAACAACCAGCTCTATAATTAACTACTTCTCTTTTACATTGTTTTTTATACTTTTTTCTTGAACCACAACCACAAAAAAATCCACAACCACAGGCAAGAATAAAATCTGAAATTGCACAGCCTGACATTAAAGAATACATTTGTATATAATTATATATTCATTAAAATTTTTAATAAAAATATAATGGTATTAGATTACTTTTTTTTATTTTTAACAATTTTTTGGGTTTTATTATTAGTAGGTATATATCTTAGAAAATTGTATTCATATTCTTTTTTAAGTTTTTGAGAACACTTTTTATTCTTTTTTCTACAAGATTTTAATTTTTTAAATTTATTTGTTTTTTCGGTTCTAATTGTTGTCAAAGTTTTTTGAGTACCATAACAATTAGTACTAAATCTTTTCAATAAACCTTTTTGTGCTAATCGATGTCTAATTTGAACTTTAAATAATAGTTCTGCCATACATAAAATTCTATTGGTATCAAAATATAAACGGTTAGCATAAAGAAAAGCTAAATAAAAACTTAACATTGTATCAATTGTTGCTATTTTAATTTTTTTTCCATCAATTTTGATTGTATTATAACTATGACAAGCTATAGTTTCATAAATAAAAGCGACAGTATCATTATTAACTCTAATTTCATAATGATTTGGAATTACTTCACCTAATTCTTTTGCTTTTAAAATTTTAACATCCTGAAAATTATTTTTATTTAATTTTTCTCTTACTAAAATTGCCGATTTTAAAGGATCTTCAGATAGTACATCAAAATCTGGAATTGCCTTAATTTTTTTTCTTACATTTTCAGGCATATATCTACTATATAATAGATTAGCATAACCACCAAAAAATACTAAACCTTGATCTATAAAACTATCTCTCACAATTTGAAATATTTTTTTACCAGATTTTTTATTTCCTTCATAAGTTCTTTGAATTTTTGTATGTTCACAATTTTTTCCCTTAATTGGATAATTTTTATTTAGTAATATTAATCTTTTTAAAATTTTTTCCCATCTACTTACATCACCAGCTGGTCTAGATAATTCTAAATACATAGACATTCTAAGAAAATTAGGAGGAGTATAAAAAATTCCATCAATTTCGATAGCATCTTTTTTGAGAGATTTAAATAAGACATTATTTAATTGAGTAATATCTGCCACAGGAATATAATTAACAAATACTTTAAATGTGCCTTCATGAACACCAGCTTTTGCTTCTACATCTTCAAAACCATTTTTATAATAAATATCTGCTAATTCTTTAGTATCTTTTAGAGCATCATTTGAAAAAAAATCATAATCAGCCATTTCAATACTATAATCATAAAATTGTTCTTCTTTAGGTAGAATATTATTTACTGCAGTGCCACCATAACATATTAATTGTTTTTTTCTTAAAAAATCTTCAACAATATTTATAATATTTCCAATTATTTCAGAATTTAATAATTCAACTTTTGCTTTAATTTCAGCTTCATCAACTGCTTTTCTTAATAATGCTAATTCTTTTTTTTCTAATATATCATAACCCATATATATATATAATAATATTTTATGTATTACTAAAATCATTAGGATTATTTTTGAGATTAGTTTGTGGAAAGGGAAAGACATTATCAACTCCAGTCCTATTAGGACCAATATTATTAATAAGATTAACTTGTTGTCCGTGTCCATTAGTAACCATAAGAGGTTGTCTATTAACATTGGTATATGTCGGATAAGGAGCAGGAGCAGGAGCAGTAACTTTAATATATCTAAGACTAGCAGGTTTAAAGGCAAAAGAATAACCAGCTTTATTAAAAAATAAAGTGTAATATTCTAAATTAGTATCAAAATTTTGAAATGACATTCCTACAAATTGACAACCAGATGAAAATCCTAAACTTGGATTAAAGTTTTTAGCATCTGGACTAAAATTGGGAAGTAAAATTGTCATTAAAGTCTTATTTTGATATTTTAAATTATTGGTGTCAGTGAGTAATAGATCTTTTACTCTAAAAGTGTGTAGAAAAGGAGAACCACTATGCATATTTAAAAATTCTAAGAGATTAGGAGATTGACACTGTGAAATAGATCTATCACCTTCTTTATTACCAACTTCTTCATTATTATTAACATTTTGAGAAGGAGCAGCACCAGAACAATCTTGAATTGGAGGACAAATAGTTTTTAACATATCATAAGTAAATGGATCAATAATATTAATAACTTTACCTTTAAATTGAGATAAAGGAAGATTACCAATACTCTTACAAGTATTCATTAGATTATGTTTAGTATCTAATAATCTATCTTTAAAAGCATTTAAGAGAGCAGTAGCTATTTTAGGATAAATAGGATTATTAGGTATATCACTCATTACTCTAAAATTTAAAAATAAAGGATCACTCCAAACAGGAGTAGTACTTACACTAAAAGCATTCTGAGCAATAAAATTCATAGCATCTGAAAACTTTAAATAATTAAAGGTTTCTTTTATATTAAAACTATTAACTGAAGAAGTAGCAATAACAGGTTCATGATTAACTGAATAAATTTCAAAATCCAAACATCTAGCTCCTTGTTGTATACAAGTTTTTAAAGCACAAAAAGGAGGTGTAGTGGAATTAGAATCAACAAAACTATTTTTAAAATTACCACCACTACAACAATTATAAGCTGTTTTTATGTAAAAATCATAAATAGGATTATTAAATACATCATCAGTAGATATAGGATTTAAAGGAGCAGTTTCATTATTATAAACTTTTTTAAGTCTTGCACAATTACTATCTGCTAGTTGGAATACTCCAAAAACCCAAAAAATAACAGCTACTAAAACAGCAACAATTAATAATAAAATTATAATTTTAAAAAGATTAGCAGATTTAAATTTTTCCTGTAATAATTCAATAGTATGAGATCTAGCTTTTGCAATAGAACTTTTTACATCCAATGGTTGGCTATCCATATTATATTATATAATTAAAATAATATATTTTTCAAACAAATGTTTAAAATTATATTATAAATATAATATAACATAAAATGGCTGGAGGTCTTATGAATCTAGTTGCCTATGGTAATCAAAATGTAATTTTAAATGGAAATCCTAGTAAAACATTTTTTAAATTTGCATATAGTAAATATACTAATTTTGGTTTACAAAAATTTAGATTAGATATTAATGGTCAGAGAGTACTAAATATGACTCAAGATTCATTTTTTACTTTTAATGTTCCTAGATATGGCGATTTATTGATGGATACTTACTTAGTTGTTAATTTACCTAATATTTGGAGTCCTATTCTTCAACCTATGATAGTACCAGATATTGGTGATAAAAATGGTGTATACCGCTGTAATTGTAAAAATGCTCAGGGTGTTCAAGTAAATCTAAATCCTGATCCTGAATACAGTCAATGGAGACCTTATGAATTTAAATGGATAGATAATATAGGTTCACAAATAATTAAAGAAGTTTCCTTTTATGTTGGAGGACAAATGATTCAAAAATTTTCTGGAGATTATATGTATAATTTAGTTGAGAGAGATTTTAGAGGAGACAAAAAACTATTATACTATCAAATGACTGGAAATGTTCCTGAATTAAATAATCCTTCAAAATTCAGTAACAATGACGGTTTTTATCCAAATGCCTTTCATACTAAAGATGTAGCTGGTAGTGAACCATCTATTAGAGCAAAGACCTTATATATTCCAATTAATATTTGGTTTACTCTTGCAAGTCAAATGGCCTTTCCATTAGTAAGCTTACAATATAATCAACTTCAAATTAGATTTACACTAAGACCTGTAGAAGATTTATTTGTTGTTAGAGATGTAACTAATAATGAGTATTGGAGAATACCTGCAAATGTTCCTTTTTATTACACTGATGATGGACAAGAAGATCAGTATGTAAATCCTCCCGAAATGTCAATAAAAGCTCCATATATTAGACCTAATCAAAATATTCAGGCATTTCAATTTTATAGATTTCTAACACAACCTTTATTTGAAAACCTAGATACTCTAGATATAAATTCTATTGATGGTATTGATAATTTTCCTAATAAAAGAACTAATTGGAATGCAGATATACATTTAATGAGTACATTTGCATTTTTAAGTCAAGAAGAAGTTAGAGTTTTTGCAGCTAAACCTCAAAATTACTTAATAAAAGAAATTTATGAATGGCACGAATACAATGTATCTGGAACCCAACGCATATCTTTAGATTCACTAGGTTTAATATCTAATTGGATGTTTTATTTTCAAAGAACAGATGCAATTAATAGAAATCAGTGGAGTAATTATACAAATTGGCCTTATGATGAAAAACCTCAAGGATTATTCCCTACAACTTCTGAAGGATCATTTTGTAAAGATCGTTCTGTTCAAAACAGTCAAGCTAGTTGGAATATTATCTCTCCATGTTGCCCTAAAGGTCCATCAAGTAATAATGATACCATAGCAGAATCATTTATATATGGTGGTTCATATGAATCAAGTAGTTGGATAAATCCAGTTACAATTGGACCAGGTACAAATCCAGGTTCATATTATGGAGGTAGCAATATTAAAAATACAGGAACCTATACAGATAGAAATACAAAGGACATTTTAATCAATATGGGAATTTTATTAGATGGTAAATATAGAGAAAATATTTTACCAAGACAAATTTATAATCAAGTAGAAAAATATATTAGAACATTTGGATTTGCAAGTGATACTGGTCTTAATTGTTATAATTTTGCTTTACATAGTAATCCTTTTGATTTTCAGCCTAGTGGAGCAATTAATTTAAGTAAATTTAATACTGTACAATTTGAGGTTCAAGTTATGACTCCTCCTTTAGATGCTTCTGCACAAACATTAGTTATTTGTGATGCTTCAGGTCAAGTAATTGGTATTAATAAACCAGTATGGAATATCTATGAATATACATATAATTTTAAGTGTATGGAGGAAAGATATAATATATTAAAATTTGTAAGTGGAAATGCTGGTTTAGCTTATGCTCGTTAATTCCAAATTCCTGTATCTTGTATCAAACAATTAAAAGCGACTGGTGGACAAGAACCAGTTTTATTTTTATCATCACAATCTTGATTACAGGTAGATAATTGTTTAAAATTATTTAAAATGGCATAAGAAGGATGAGGATAAGCTAAATCGCAATTTCCGGCAGAAATACCCTGTTCTTCAATCGCAACTTTAATTTTTTGTAGTTGAATAGGATCTAATGTAGATAATGAAGTAATTAAATTAGTTGCAGGACAATTAGCACAAGATTTATTGGAAACAGTTAATTTGTATTGAATTTCTTCAGGATTATTCATAAAATCTTTAAAAACAATTTTGACAATTTTTTCATATAATTCCGGATATTCTCTAGCAAATTTTTCATCTAATAATAAATCTTTAGTTGCATTTATTTGATCTTCTTCCTTAAAAATAGCATTAGCATCATAAATATTTCTAGATAAATTAAGAGGTAGATCTTTAAGATTATTATTTTTATCGCCTTTATTTTTATTATCTTTGTCTACTTGATCGGGGACATCACTTTCAGGGCCAAATGCAAAAGGATCATCATGAGCACTTTGATATTCAAAATTATCCTCCATTTGTGTAAAATTTTCAACAAAATTATGATCATATAAATTATTATTTGCTATAAACAAACTAAAAATTATTATTAAAAATAATAGAAAAATTAATAAATTTCTATATTTATTCATATATAAATAATTAGATAAAAATATTATTTCAGTATTTTTATCTAACTTAATTATATCATTTAATATATATGGCGGATATCGATTGGCAAACATTTATTAAAGATAGTTTAATGATTTTTGTAGTTGGAATCATATATTTAATAATAGTCATAAATTCAATAGTATTAGTAAAAATTTTTCCTAATACTCCATCAAAACCAGCTATTGCTGAACCAGGAGGAATTTTTAGAAATCAATCTATTTTAGATTATATTTTTCCTACCGATCTTCAATTACCTCCCTATACATCATATAGAGATGCTAGAACAGGACAAGCAGTAGCAGCAATTGCTAGTGATGATGATTTTTCGAAAGCACAATTAACAGCAAAACAAAAAGCGGCCGCAATGCAACAATTAAAAGAAATAGCTAATCCCAGAAATAATAATCTTAATGAGAGTGAATTACAAAAATTAATTGCAAAAGAAGCACCTAAAGGAGGTGGAATTAATAAATATGATCAAAGAGGAGGTGTAGCAAGTGAAAATGACTCATGTGCATATCAAATATCTATGAAAGATTGGGCAGATAAAATTCATAAATGGACAGGTTCACTAAATGGAAATCGAAACTATAGTTCATTTGTAGAATGGCCATATAGTTGGATTGTTCCATATGATCCAAGTAAAGGTTCATGGACAACTTGGTATTTTAAATACAAAATAGCTAATATTATGTTAAATCAAAATTGGTTTGCAAGATCTTTAATGAAATTAATATGTGATCAAGAATTTTGGTTGATGGTTCCAGATTGGTTATTATTTTTAGCCCTTCCATTTTCAAAAAGTTTATCTACAAATAGCTTATTACCAATTCTTCCTACTATATTGGGTAGTTGGCTATTTTTTGTAATAGGTCCAGTTTTAGGATTAATTACATTAACAACAATATTCTGGGGATTTTTACCTCCAGGATTAGAACAATTTGATTGTAATAAAGAAAAATTAACTCCAGGAACTGTACAAAATGCATCTACGGATGGAATTAAAAATTATATAAAGAATTTATCATCAGGTTGCGGTCCTGGATTTTTTGGAAATTTAGGTATGTTAGTATTGATGATTCTTTCAGCTTGGTTATTTATGGTCTCTATAGGATGGTATAATAAACCATTAGATCTTGAAGATAAAAATTTATGGGGAGGAGATTTCTTAAAACCTTTATATCAATTTATAGATTGGTTAGGTGGATGGTTCACATTAATATTAATTTTTATAACATTTGCTATTTTTATGAGATGCGGTGGACTTTTATTTTTAACTGGGGCTGGCAGTATGACGGTTGTATGGATAACAACATTTTTTAAATTATTAAGTCCTTTATTAACTTCTCCTGAAGGAATTATGGAAGTTTTTGGATGTAATAAAGATATAATAGCTTTACTCTTAACTGCTATAATTACAATTAGAGCTCAACAAACCAATTTACTTCCTCAAACAGTAACCAATACAATGTGGGGAGTTTGGGGAATATTATTGTTAATGAAACTTTTAGTAAGTATTCAAAAGTTTATTTCACATAAAAATTAATTAAAATTGATTTATTTATTTAAATAATTATGTATATAATATTATATGGTATTAAGAAAAGTGAAATCTGCGCCAGCAAACATATGTGAAATGGTTAATAGAAAAAAAATAAATGTAATTTCTGAAAAACCAGTATTTCCTCTGTTTGATATTAAAACAGAGGAAATATCAAAATTAAATAACAAAGAAATAAATTCTCCTAATAAAAATAAAAAAAAATCAGCAAAATTTATTGGTAATGTATTAACTGAGATTATTTTAGAAGATAAAAATCCAAGTTCTGATGAATATTTAGTATTAAATTTTGTTATACCATTTTTAGGTGGAAATATAATTAGTAAAAATTTTATTAAAAATTTATATAATTCATTAATTACTTATCTAGTAAAAACATTTGTTATTTATATTTATCACCAAATAAATCAAAATAATATAGAATTAATAGAACATTATCTACATATGGATGAGATAATAAATATTATAATTAATAAAGAAACACCAATATAAAAATAAATCTATAAAAATAATTAATGGGAAAAAAGAATCATAAAAAAATGGATAAAATTAAACCATTAGTAAGTATGTGTACTCCTACTTTTAATAGAAGACCTTTTATTAACACATTAATTAAATGTGTAGAATTACAAGATTATCCAAAAGATAGATTAGAGTGGATAATTATAGATGATGGTACAGATCCAATTGAGGATCTTATAAAAGATATAGACTTTGTTAAAATAAAATATTATAAATTAGATAAAAAATTACCATTAGGCAAAAAAAGAAATTTAATGCATGAAAAATGTGAAGGAGAATATATTGTTTACATAGATGATGATGATTATTATCCACCACAAAGAGTTAGTCATGCGGTTTCAATGTTAGAAAGTCATAAATCAGCTTTATGTGCAGGATCGAGTGAAATTTATATATATTTTAATGAAATAGATAAATTATATCAATTTGGACCTTATGGAGAGAGACATGCTACAGCAGGTACATTTGCATTTAGAAAAAAGTTACTAGAAAATCAAAGATATCAAGATGAAGCAGCTTTAGCAGAAGAAAAAGCTTTTTTAAATAATTATACTATTCCATTTATACAATTAGATCCAAAAAAAGTTATATTAGTTTTTTCACATGAACATAATACATTTGATAAAAGAAAATTATTAGAAAATCCAGATCCTAAATATTGTCAAGTATCAGATAAATCTCTCACAGATTTTGTAAAAGATCCAGAAATATTAGATTTTTATAAAAATAAGATACATAGATTAATAAAAGATTATCCACCTGGAGAACCAAAATATAAACCAGATGTATTAGAACAAATAGATATAATAACTCAACAAAGAGAAGAAATGATGAAAGCAGCTAAAGAAAAAGCTATGAATGAACAGGCAAATGCACCAATTATAATTAACCAAAATGGACAAGAAATTAAATTAAATAATAATCAAATTCTAACTATATTAAATCAACAACAGGAAGAAATTAAAAGACTAAATGAAGAATTAAGTATAAAAAACAAATTATTAGAAAAACTGGATTTATCTAGCCTGACTGAGAATTAGTAGAATTTTTACTAGTATTTTTTTCTTTGATAGATTCAGTAATTCTAATATGTTTTTGTGAAAATAATCCATTTTTTTGAAATCTCTCATATTGTTTATCTTTTCCTCGTTTTCTTTTATGATCTTCTTTGTCTTTATGAGGCATCTTTATGTATAACATAATATATATTATAAAAAAATCAATTTTTTTAATTATATAAAAAATTGATTTAAAATAAAAAATATTAAAAATGTTAAAAGTCATGACTGAGAACAATAACAAACTGCTTGCATTCAATAAAGGTATTCCAGATTTTTATCCTTCAAATATTGTTAATTCAAGAATTGTAAATGCACTTTCTGGAATGGCTTATGATGATAAAGTGGGTTCAAAAGAAGAAGAAAACTACTTTCGAGTTATTGAGAGTTCAGGAAAATATAATCATGAAGGATATAAACTTCCTCAAGGTTGTTACAATCCAAATTCAAATAAACTATTTTATGAAAATCAGGAAGAATGGATTCGTCATCTAAAAATGCGTAAAATTTCTCCAGAATTTTTAGAAAATTAATTTCGATAATTTTTCAAAAATTATATTTTTTTCTTTTTGTATTATTATAATGACTAAGTTAACTGGTTTAAACTCTGGAGCTGAAGAAGCTTTACTTGCTGCTAAATGGGGAGATGCAAAAAAAAAAGTAAATGCTGAATCGTGGACATTTACTTTAGAAAAATTATTGGCGGGATGGGGGGAAAAAGCCGCAGGTTTACGTTGGATGCATGCTAAAACTGGTGGAGAATGGAAAGCATTTTCCAATAAATTAGCATTATCCAGTATCGCAATAACCTGCGTTGCTTCTTCATTATCCTTAGTTGCAACTAGTGTCCAAAATCAAGAAATTAAAGATGGATTTTTATATGGAGTTGGTGCAGTAGGTTTAGTATCAACTCTTTTGCAATCATTAACTAAATTTTATCAAGCAGATGAAAAAGCGGCAGAACACGCGAGTATTTCTAAACAATTTGGTTCATTTTATAGATATATGACACTACAAATGGGTATGAGTAGAGAAGATAGAGACCCTTCAGATGTTTTATCTCCTTGGGCTTTGAAAGAATTTGAGAGATTAATGATGGAAGCAAGACCTATTGGTGGAAGTACAGTATCAGAATTTAGAAAGGTATTTGCTAAATCTCCTCAGGCTATACCAGATTTAGCTGAAGATAAATTTATAATTAAAATTTTCTCTAAAGAAGATAAACAAAATGATGATAAAAATGATGATGATGATGTTGATAGAAAAGTTGAAGTAACTAATGTTACAGTAGAATTAACAGAAACAATAACTCCTGAAGAAAATGTCTAAATTAATATGCTATCTCTAACATTTCACTATCTAAATCTTCATCAGTATTTTTAGATATTTTAACTTTATAATCATTATATATTTCAATATAACGATTAATTCTGTTAATATCTAATTTAGAAATTTCATATGTTTCTAAAATTTTAAAACTTTCTTCTTCATTATTATTTTTTTTTAAGTCATTAAAAAAACTAAACATATCTTTAATATCTAAATTTAATTGTTGACAAAGATTTTGAATAAAGATTTGATTATTATATTCAGTGCTATATTTTGTTAAAATTTTGGTAAATCTTATATCTTTTTTTAAAGTTTTAGATTCACTATTTTCTTGATGAAAAATTTTATTATTATAAAATATTTTTAATAAAGAACTCATTTCGTTAAACTGCCAAATTTGTTTTTGAAATGTAATTCTATCTATATAGTCAGAAAAACATATGTTATTTAAAATTTTTAAATATAATTTAATATTATCTTTTTTATTTTTTAAGGAAATATAGTCTATTATATTTTCATGAAATAATAAACCAACTATTGTTCTATCTGTTTCATTCATTAAAGTATTATGATCTTTAAAACTATATTGTTTAGTCAATAAATTTTTTGTAATTTCCTTAGCATCTTCATTTAAAGATTTTAATGAAAATATATTTTCAATAATTTCAGATTTAATTATACTATTTTTATTTTTATAAATATTTAATATATTATCTAATTTTCTAAGATCACCTTGTATATAATGTGTTAAATTTTTTAATAATACATTATTATTACTGATTTTTGGTAAAATTTTTTTAATAAGCATAATAATTTGCTCATCCGTAGGTGTTGGAATTTCAAAACTTTCACAAACTCTCATTAATTCATTTATTTTTTTATCAATATGGTAATTACTTATACAAATAATAGGATTATATGAAATTTCTTCTAACTTTTGTTTTTTTGTTTTTTTAGGTCTAATTAATTTAATTAAAGAATTTATACCACCTTTGTCACCACTATTCATTCCATCTATTTCATCCATAACAATAGCAATTGGTTTTTGAACTTTTGTAAATAAACTTATTATACTTTTATCAGCCATATTTTGTCTAGTAATTGTATCAATTACAGATTTATTTCTAATATCACCAGCATCATAATTAACTATATCATAATCTAATTCTTTTAATATATTATTAATAAATTCAGTTTTACCAATTCCAGCTGCTCCATAAATATAAATTCCTCTTTTAACAGAAAAATTATTTTTATTTTGATTAAAATTTTTAAGCAAATTTTTTATTTCTTCTTTTATTGAATCCCTATTTAATATATTATTGAAATCAATATGATTCATTATTATAACTATTATATAATTTTTTATATTATTTTATCGTATTAATGTAACCATTTATTATTGTTAATACTTATAATTTTTTGTTTTAATTTATCATTTTTACTTTTTTTTACATAAGATATAAATTTATTTTTGATTTTTCCACTATCATATTTATTTATCAAATATTTTATATATTCAAAGTAATTAGTAAATACAAATTTTTCAAATCTAATACATTTATTATAAATTAACCAAAAATTTAATTTTTCTTTTAATATTTGTTCAAAAACAAAACTATAATCAAATCTAATCATTTCTCTCAAATAACATTCAAAAATTCTACCATCCATTCTATTCATTACCAATTTATGAAATTTAAAATAATTATCTTTATTTAAAAAAATTTTTTCACTATTATCTATAAAAATAAAAATATTATTTAATACATCATCAGGTAATTTATTTAAATATATCATATCCATAACTTTAATATGATATATTATTTTTTTTTAATATAAAAAATTAATTATTTTTATTGCATTTTTGTGTTAAGGAAATATTATCTGCATCGAAGCCATCCCATGTAATATCACAAGCAGTAGCTAATGTATGTTTACTACAAGCACTTTTCAAGTCATGAATATTAAATTTATCACAAAAATCATTACCTCCTCCACTACTTCCTCCTTTTCCTAATTTTAATGTATTATTACACATTGTAATTGGTTTTTTCATATCACCGCCTGAAAAAGTTGTTGTTGTAGTCCAGAAATCTGGACACGTAGACATAATAGGAGGCCATTTTGCATCAGATCCATAGACTGTATCATAAATACCCCATCCAATTAAAGCTAAACATATTACTAAAATAACTATAGCTATAGTTAACACAACAGAATTAAAACTAGCCATTATATATAAATAATTATATTTTTTTTCTTATCAGTAAATATAATGACTCATAATAATGGAAGAATAATAATACCTTGTGATAATTCTGACATGCAGTTCAGAAGATTTGAACAATGTGGAAATGGAAGAGTTAACATTCCACAACCTGATATAAATACACAATTTCAAATGCATGATAAAATTCATGTTGGAAAAAATTTATCATTTAGAGATTCTTTGGTAGGAAATTGGAGTGAAACTAAATTATCTTGTGCATTTTTTGGTCAAGAAAATGTTCAAAGATTAAATAATTTAATTATTCAAGGAATTAAACAAAAAACTAATGGTCAATATAATCTAGGTTTACAAGATCAGGATGAACTTCAAATTATTATGAGAGCCATATATTTAGAAAATTCAAAAAATTTATTAAATGATATTCCTCAACAAGTAAATGCTCTAAATAAATTAGTTTTAGATTATGCTATCCCACAAATTTATTCTTCAATTACTAGTTATGCTAAATATATGTTTGATATTAATAATACATATACTTTAATGGATCGCCCTATAATGGCTACTGATGATGATAAAACAGTTGAATTTAAAAGATGGTTTTAAAAAAATATAATTTATTAATAACTATTTAGTAAATTATTTTTTAATCTTAAGTAATTTCTTTTTATTATCCTTTTTAAACCCATCTTCTAATGCATTTTGAATATTAAATCTCATAATCTTATAATTTTTGTAATTTTCTTCTAAAATTTTTAATTCCTCAAGCCAAATATCTCGATTTGTTAATTTCTCTAATTTATTAATTAAACTATCTTTTTCATCTTTTTCTTTCATTAATTTTTCAAAATTTTCTATACTTACACTATCCATCGGTAATTTTAATAAATACTTATAACTATTTTCAACCTTATCATAATTTCTTTCCATTAATTTATTTTCATTTTCTAAATTACTTTTTTTTCTTAAATCAATTATATCATCTAAATTTTCTTGAATAAATCTGGCCTTATTTGATAAAATTACTAATTCATCTTTTAAAATTTTTAATTGATAATCTTTTCTTTTATCATATAATTCCAGTCTCTTAATATAATAATCATCTACTATATCTTTAACATTTTCATATTTTTTTAATTTATCATTATAATCAAATAAATGCATATTCGTTAAAGTTTGATAATTATATAATTTTAAAAATTTTTCTAAACCATTAATATTTTCATCTATTTTTTCATTTACTAGATTATTTATTTTTCCAGCCTGAAAAGTTACCTTAATATCTACCATTGTATCATTACTCGTATCATTAAAATCAACTATAATCTTTTCACTTTGATTCTTTTTATCCAATAAACTAGCTAAATACTCTATAAAATCTTGAGTCCAATAACCAATAGGTAATTCTGTAATATGTACTTGATTTTTTTCAATTTTATATTTACCTTTTACTAAATATTTTTTATCATTAATTTTTATTATCTCTCCTGTAAATCCCTCAAAATATGGTTTAATTAAAATTTCATTATCTGTATTATTTAATTTATTTTTTAAATATTCTATAATATCTAATGGATCATGTGAAATAATATCTGTACTAAATCCTGTTCCTATACCTTTTGTACCATTTACTAAAATCATTGGAATAATTGGAGCATAATATATAGGTTCTACAGGTGTTCCATCGTCTTCTAAATATTCTAATATATTTTCATCCTCTTTTTTATAAATATCCCTAATTAAAGGATTCAAACATGTAAATATATATCTTTCTGAAGCTGCATCTTTACCTCCCTGATTTCTAGTTCCAAATTGACCTCTAGGTTCAAACATATTAATATTATTAGAACCAACAAATATTTGTGACATTCCAACTATAGCTCCATTTAAACTTGCTTCTCCATGATGATAACCCGAAATTTCTGATACATATCCACTAAATTGAGCAACTTTTATTTCTTCTGTTAAGTTACGCTTAAATGCTGAATAAGCAATCTTTCTTAAACTAATCTTTAGACCATCCATTAAACCTGGTATCGATCTATCACAATCATATTTTGAAAAATGAATTAATTCTTTATCAATAAACTCTTTATATGTTACATTATTTCTACTTGTATCAAGATAATTTTTTCTGTCATAACTTTCTAACCATTGTTTACGATCATTGCTTCTTTTCTTATTAAAAATCATATCTATATTATCAATTTTATCTTCAATATCTTCTTTAAACATTACCTCTTTTTTATTTTGAAAATATTCTTTGAACTCTTTTGCTGTACTTGTACCTAATCCCTTATAATATTTAATTTTATAACCATTATTCTCTCCACTAGATTTCCATTCTCTATACTCTCCTTCATTATAAAATAATAATTCTTTATTACTTTTACGAGCTTTTAAAATCGGAGTATTAACAAATCCTATAAAATTATCTATCTTTGTTAATGATGGCCACTGATAATGAAATAAATTTAATCCTAATCCCTTAATATGACTTCCATCTAAATCTTGATCTGTCATAAATAATATTTTTCCATATCTTAACTTTTTATTTACCAATTCTTTTGTATATTCCATTCCCAATTCCAAACCTAAAATTTGTTTAATTTCACAAATTTCTTTATTTTCAGAAATTTTTAAATCTTTTTCTCCTCTCACATTAAATAATTTTCCTTTCATTGGATAAACTCCTATCCATTCTCTATCCTCTTTCGATAATCCAGATATAATTCCTGCTTTCGCTGAATCTCCCTCACATAAAATTATTGTACAATCACTAGATTTTTCTGTTCCTGCTTTATTTGCATCTATTAGTTTTGTTATATGTCTTAAATTTTTTACTTTTACACCATCTGTTTTCTTTGCTTGTTTTGTTTCTTTAATCTCAGTTAATGAAGCTGCTGTATTCATTACACCCATTTTAGCTATTTTTTCTATAAATTGATCACTAACCTGACAAGTAGATCCAAAATTGGAAATTGGAGTATTCATAAAATCTTTAGTTTGACTATCAAATGATGGATTTTCAATATCACATCTAACAAATAACATTAATTGTTCTTTTATTGTTGTTGGTTTAACATCTATATGTTTCTTTAATTTTATATAATTAACTAATTTTTTAACAATTTGATTTAAAATATATTCTACATGTTTACCACCTTTACTTGTAAAAATTCCATTTACAAAAGATACTTGTACAAATTCATCATTTGGAGTTAATGAAACTGCATATTCCCATCTTTCATTTGCTTGTTCATAAATTCTTGGACTTTCACTTTTATTTCCAATATATAAATTTAAATATTGCTCAAAACTTTTTACATTAATTTGACAATTATTATATTTAACTTTTACACTTTTATCCGTTACAGCTGCTATATCATACACTCTTCTTTGAAATAATGAAATCATATCATTTGATAAACCATCAATTTTTAATCTTTCATAATCTGGTTTAAAACTTACTTTAGTATATGGTTTACCTTTAAATTTTGTAATTTTGGGTTTTTCTATTAAATCTAAATTATTTTTAAATTCCTGAATATATTTTAATCCTCTTTTATGATCTACAGTTTCTATCTTACCCCAAGTTGACCAAATTAATACTAATTTAAATCCAAACCCATTTTTACCACCTGTTATTTTTTTTTCATCTTTATTATAATTTGTAGATGTTCTTAGATGTCCAAAGATCAATTCCGGAATCCAAATATTATAATCTGGATGCTCTACAATATCTATTCCATTTCCATCATTAGTTAAAGAAATAATATTATCTTCAATTTCGACTTTTATTTCACTTACTTGATTATTTTCAGGATCTTTTTTCATTCTTACCCAATGATCTCTACAATTCACAATCCCTTCGTCAAATAATTTATATAAACCCGGAATTAATAAAATTTCTTTTTCAAAAATTTTTTTATCTTCTTCATTAAATATATTTTGAGTTGTCTCGACCTTTTCAATTGATCCTATATATGTATCTGGATTATCTAAAACATGTTGCTTATCGCTTTTTTTTTGATACTGTTTAGATAATTCACTTTTTGACATTATTATTATTTTCTTATTTTATATTTAAATTATTTCAATTTTTTATATAAAAATAATAGACATTATTATATAATGGCACAACCTCCCCTTAGCGGTATTACAATATTAAAACCAGAAAACCAACCTAGTTATCCAAAAGATTTTCCACAGCTTATCTCAACAAGATCTGTGCAGTATAATGTTACTGATGGTGATGGAGCAGACTTAACTCAAGGACCTAATGCCTCTATTGATTATACTGGACAAGATACATCTAACTCTTTTCGTAATCCTTCTTTTACATATATCGTTCAACTTGATTCTAGTTCTAATACATATAATTGTACTGTACAATGGAAACAAAGTATTGCTACTATTAAACTTAATCAACAAAATGGTTTTAATTTGAGAAATTATGCATGTTTTCTAAGTGATGCTTCTAACTTTTCTTATGTTTATACTGCACAAAAATTTAGTTCTGGTATTTTGGCTGATTGTTATGGTGCACCTGATTTAAAAGGGTCAATATTTAATATTGGTGGATGTTTTGCTATCTCGAATCCAGCTTTAGATTTCAGTTCTAATAATCCTTTAAATACTAATGTACTAGATTTTGTTATTCAAAATCAATATGATTCTAATAAACAAATAAATACTGGTGATAAAGGTCAATGGACTTTATTAACAAAACAAATATTTGAACCAGCAAGTAATAAAGGTATCTGTCCCCTGATTGGATGTTGTGGAGGACAAGCTCCAATATCAAGAAGTTCTGAATTTAATCATCCTTATTCCCAAGGACAACCTTTCTGTCCAGTTTCAATGTTTGATTTTAAAGCTAATTATGGGAGTTCCCAACCAGTTAATTTTGCGTCAGGACCTTGGTCAAAACCTCAAGACCGATATAGTAAAGGAACAAAAAATGATCCTCTAGTATGGCCAGACCCTCCACCTGGCGGATATCCTGTTGGATATGAACATAGTTTTACACCAAATGGATGGGTTGGATTCATGCCTTATTATATAGAAGGTGATCCTAATAGTCCTTGTCCCTTAGGGTTTAACTTGGGTATTCCTCCAGGCCCACCTAATGCATATGGTTATGATCAATCTGGATTAAAAGGATACGGCTCACCGTTGCCCAACACCAATATATTTAACATTGATTACTATTATAATGGTGGCTGGCCAATAGCTCCACATGGATGGAAAAAAGGTGATTACTGGCGAAATCCAGCGGATTTCTTTAGTGGAAATAAACAAAATGAACAAGAAACTGCACTCTTTAGTTATTCAGAGGATGAATTAAATAATGGTATAGGTAAGATGAGCGTTCCTAACACTCCCCTTGGGTGGGGAATAAATCCACCTAGTAGCTTGGCGGGTACAGCGCCGGGAATTACACCAGGCCCTAAAGGAGCTCCCAAAGGAGCCAACGATTGGAGAGTTACCGCCGCATATTTTGGAAGTCAGTTTATGACTGGTCCTTTTATGCCAGTGCAACAACCTTATAAGGGAGACGATCCAAATGGCAATGGAACTTTTAACAGTGAGAGAATCGACACGTCTGCCAACGGGCTCCAAACTCCTGCATATTATCAACCCGCTCCCTATGACCCCTCAAAACCCAATTATGGTTGGATAGGAAATCCGAGTTCTGGAGCTCCTACAGGACCTAATAGTGATACATTTCCAATTGTAACAGGAGGACCACAAATTACTATACTAGACCCAAGAAATCCAGGAGGTGCCCCCAAAAAACCTTTGGGTGGATGGTGGTGGGATATTAGCAATAATCCTAGTCCACATGAAATGAAGACTTTTACGCCCTATGGCAGATTTCCAGACATAGATATGAATTATTTTTATGATTCTAATTTAACCACGCTCAAGAAGGGCATCAACCGCGGCCAAAGTAATCCTACAAATTTCCCTCCACCAATGTCAGCAGTATATGGCACTGGATGGATCGGGAACAATACTCAAGATTCATATGATCCCAAGGGATGGTGGAAATATCCACAAGATGCATTAGCTGATCCAAATAATCCTAATAATGGTTTAATAGGAAAACCTTATGGTTGTCGTTTTAGTCATCAATCAGGAAACAATGTTTATCTCTGGAAGGGAAATCAATTTTACCAAACAAATCCACCACCCCAGCAAAAAGACCCCCAGACAGGTTTCATGCAGTTTGCAGGTTTTGGCCGTTGGGGAGAATATGCTCAACAACCAGTTAATCCAATTGACATTATAAATGGTTTGCCCAAAATTAATAGTAAGAGTATATATAAAGGTTATGGATGGCCAAATCCGAACGGCACACTCACTGATGGATCACCACTTGACATTAGTTTTGCAATATATGGAGGTTTATATGATGAAGATAATCCTACTTACTCGTCGGGTTTCAAGGAGAAGTCATCAGAAAGAATGCCTGAGGGTTTTCCATCAGAATTTAATAATGCATATTTTCCTGGAACTATACAACCATTTATATCATGGGCATTTGCTCAAGAAAGTAATACCTCAGCAAAGGATCCGATGCAAAACCCTGGTACCCAAAGCACGCAAAATGATGCTTTACAATGGAAAATTCCATATCCACAAACTCGAGGTTGGACTTCTAATTGGCCTCCATCTCGTAATAAAGTATATAAGCCAGGAAAAAGCGAAGATGGTGTTTATAAAGGTGGAGGAGATGCAAACGCAAGTTATGATATGTTTTATAAAGGTCATACATTAAATGGATGGTATCCAACCAGACAACAAATTAATAAAAGAATAAAATATCCTCCTGTAGCTGCAACAGGTTTTGAAATGAAATTTGGACCAGATCCAATTAATAATCCATGGACATACTATCCAGGAACTCTAGAATCAAATTCAAAAAATGGTACGGCTCCCATCTTAATAGATACATTTGTATTTAGAAGAGCAATGAAGGGTGATGGTGTGAATGGCTCTAATACAACAGTTCCTCGACCGGAAGTAATAAATCCTGATGTGATGAGTCCAGCTATGATCCAACAAGCAAAAGATAATCAAAATTTGCTGCATGAGAATTATGTTGGCAAACAAGATGTATGTGTACAATTCTTTTTATTAGACATTATTCCTAACAATAGCTCATATGGAGCTATTTGGGGTCAATATTCTCCCCCACTTCCAGATGGTGTCGCCGGAGACATTCCGCCAAGCTATCCACCAGTATTTGTACATGGTGAATCAGATGCAAACCAAGATCAAGCAAACCAATATTCACGTATACAAAATAATACAAATCCAGGAGATGCAACGAAAAGAAGAGCTCAGCAGGATCCTGCAAATAAAGGAAGTTATCTAAAAGGTATCTCTTTTCCAATTCCAAATAATCTAACAGAAGAAATTACTACTACTGGTCAAGGTTTCGAAATTACTGAGAGATTTGGTAAACCAATATTAACTTATCCAAGCACATCTAATGTTGCAGCTATAAAACAAAATAAAGGTTTTTATGATTATAGTGGGACAAATTTTGTAGGGCAATCTCTAAGTAATCCATTTCAGAGTTCATGGACTCCTAACATTTTATCGAAGTTACAGGGAACTACTCAACCAATTACAAGTAATGAAAGACCTAAATATGAAAATAACTTATGTGTAAATACAAGTACACAAAATTCTTATGAAAATCCCTCATCCTCAAGTTGGATATGTGGTGGTTTAAAACAAGTTAGTTATGGAACCAATGAATTTATTGAAAATAGACAAAATTCTTGCCAACCCTTAACAAAAGCATATCCTTTGTGTATTAAAAATAACAAAGCTAGGAAATATTTTCCAAAGCCAACAGGTGTTCCAGAAATTAAAGATGGAATAGGTCAACAATTCTTTGATGGAATTCCTGCTTGTCAATATCAAAATCAACAACCAGGATTAATTGATGATCTTCCACAATTACGTAGACAAATAATTTATGGTGATACTTCAGATCCAAGAGCTCCTAGATATAATTCTTACTTTATACCAGGCCTTAATAAAAGTGCACCAAATAGAGAAAATGTGACAGGACCTAAAGGTTCATTACAAAATTATTTTCAAACTCCCCGAGCCAAATTCAAAGGGGCGTCTTCTACGCCGTCATCGCTTTTGACACCAAAATATGATCCCACTCAAGAAAACATGAATTATGCTCCATCTCTTTCTCTTTTAGATTATTTTTATCAGCCTTGGGTTTTGGGAGAAATTGAACCAACTTTAACTAATTTAAAAGATTTATCTTATTGTTTATATACATCTATTATTAGACAACAATGGGTTCCTAATCAAATTCCAATGGCACTCGAGGCACAGAACCCCTCCTCGCCCTCAGGTGGTGGTCCCGGAAACACTCCTTTGCCAACGAACAACACACCACAGACTCCCCTACCTGACCCTCCCAACAAGGATATAGCTGGTTGGAATTGTGACTGGTGTGGTGGAGGAACCTCGTCTGAAGGACATCCTAAAACTAATAATAATTCATTTTTTTCTTTCATTTCTGGAAATACACAAAATTCATCAAATAATATTTTAGAACCAGATGGCAGAATATCAAATAGATTATATTCACTATCCAATACAGCATCTGCAGCATTTCATATATGTTTTCCAGGGGAAAAGCCACCACCAGGACCTGAACCGGAACCAGAACCTTTTAATCCACCAATACCGGGTGGTGGGAATGTAGGTCCTGACGCAAATCCAAATCCTGACGGACCTCAAAGTGTATTTTTTTTAGAAGGTAGATGTTTAAATGGTCAATATAATTGTAAGTGGGTAAGACCAAGACCTTGGTTATCAATAAATTATCAGCCAATAGCAGGACAACCTCTTCCTTATAAATATATAGCCACTATGGGATCTTTATTAGCTAAAAAGAGACAAAATGCAAATATAATTCAAAATGCAACTGCACATCGTAAAAATACTGTTGTGTTTATATCAAGAGGAGATCAGTGTGGGGTTGTAGAACCTTGTCCACTTTTTAAAGCTCCAGCTAAATGTCCACAATGCACAGGGAATAGAAATCCTAATAATAATCCAATTTAGTAATTTTTTTTTATCACTAATAAATATAGAATGAAAAAAGTTATGAAAGGAAAAGATGGAAAATATCATGTTAAAGGACATTCATATGAAAAATTAATAGGATCTAGAGCTCAGGTATGGCATGGAACTGCGTACAAAACTAAAGGAGATTTAGTAAAATCTGATTTACTAATGACAAAAAGAGGCAAAATAGTATCTAAAAAGAAGCATTTTACAGCCAAAAAAGACAAGCGTCTTCAAAAACATGGATATTTTACTCAAAAAGGTAAATTTGGATTTGTTAAAAAATCTCCATTAAAATCTAAGAAAAAACATGGAACTAGAAAAGGAGATATTAGAAAAACTGCAAGAAGAGCTTATGAGACAAAATCTGGAAAAAAACTATGGTAAATAAATAATAAATTTATAACTTTTATTATTTATTGAAATAAATTAAAACCAAAATAGCAGTGTCAGCATTATTTTTTTAGTATTTATTATTATATTAAGTTTATTTATAATGAGAGATAGTGAAGATAAACTAGCATTAAAGGAAGTTTCTAAAGCATTGGAAGAAAGCAAACCTCTTCCTGAAAAAAAAAAGAGAGGGAGACCTAGAAAAAATAAAATTAATAATGATGAAAATAGTGTTAAAGAAAAAGGTAATGAAAAAGCTGATTCTAAAAATAGCGAAGTCAGTGAAATAGATTCTGAAAGCTGGACACAGGAGATGCCAGATAAAGAACTAGATGAAGCAGTTTCTCAAAAAAAAGGTAATAAATATCGTGAAAATAGAGTAGCAAAAAATACAGATTAAATTAAAAAATAAATAAAAAGTCTATTATTATTTATTTTCTATATTTTTCAATATGATCTATAAAAGAAAGATTCATAATATATTTATTAAAATAATTACCTAATGGTTTTGAAAAATGTTCTAAACAAAAAGCCTCAAATATTATAATAAAATAGATTAACAAAAATGCTGGTATTGTAGAAATATATGGAGCTAAATTAATAAATAATTGTTTATCTTTAAGAAAAATATAAGTATTATGCATAATTTGTGAAATAAATCTATTAGGTGCTAAAAATGTAATTAAAATTGTAAATAAGTATCTTATTAAAGCTATACCTAAATTAGAAGACTTAGTTCTACCAGCTACAATTAAAAAAACAGCACCCAGAACAATTAGAGAGATAATAGTTTGAGAAATATAGCCAATAAATGGAGTAGAATCTGAATATAAATATCTAAAATAATCATGTATAGGACTTTCTATACTTCCAACCAAAGTAGCAACTAAATCAATATTTAAAAAATAAACTAATAAAATAGTAATTAAATTAAATTTATATAAAAAATAAGGAATTATTAAAACAAATATAAATAAAAAAATAATTAACCCAATTGTATATTTAAAATTTTCTTTTGGTGAAAGTTTTTCTTTATTTTTTCTACATTTATAATGATCCCATCGTTTAACACCAATAATTCTATCTTTATTTGATTTCTCTTTATCAATAATATTATTAGTTAATTTCATATTTATTATATAAATATATTTTTTCTAAACAATATGTATTATGTCAAATGATACAAGTAATATACCAATAATGGTTGCTTCACAAACCCATCAACCAGAACCTATTAATGTATCAGGAAGTCAACCATATCTTAAACCAGGTGTTACAGAATGTTTAATAGATAATGGAGTTCCAAGTGATATAGCTCCAGTTGTTGCAGTAAATTCACATAATGATTGCAATAAAGGTTTACAAACTTGGCTAGAACATAAATCAAGTAATGGTAAAGGATTTGTTGTAGAATCAGCAAATTGGTGGCCACATGGAAGTTTAGAAATACAAGGAGGTGGAAAATTAAAAAAAAGGACAAGAAAATATAAATCAAGGAAAAAAAAAGAAACATTAAAAAAAAGAAAGAAAGTTAAAAAAAGTAAGTTTTTAAGAAAAAAAAAAACAAAAAAAAGTAGAAAAAAATAAAAATATAAAATAATAATAATGGAATATAATTTATTAGATTTTAATAATTTAAAATATGGAATTTTAACAATAATAACAGGAGTTGTAATATTTGAGGCTTGGAGAATTTTAACAAATAATTTAGATATGGGAAATAAACCATATAAATTTTTTGCTAAAAAATTTCGTGATCCAGCATTTAAGATTGAGGTTTTTTTAATTATAATAATATATTCAACAGTTTTATATTATAAGATTAATTACCCAGACAATAAAGAAATAAATAAATATTTTAAAGCAGTGCATATAGGTTTATTATTTGTAATAGCAATTGTAATGGCACATTTAAGTTTAACAACAACTCAATTTTTTCTAGTATCATTTTTCTTTATAGTATTTCAACTACATATTTAGTCTTTCCACCAATTACAATTAATTAATAAATCTTCATCCATGTAGTTAGATAATATCTCTCCACAATATTTTATAAAATATTGTTTTTTAATAATAGATAAATATTTTTTACTATCTTTTAAGAATATATCATATAAATAATCTAATGATATAGGATAGCTTTCATTATTTTCAAATAAAGTATTTTTAGTTTCTTCAAGAAATTTATTAATATCTTCTCTCTTATTCCATAAATGACAAGATATATTTAATATATATTTATCTTCTTCAATAATTGTATCAGGATAATAATATTTAATTATATTTAAAATAAAATTTGTTGCTATTTTATTTTGAGATTTATTCCAAAGATTAAATAGCATTTTAATTTCTTGAATCTCAATACCAAGCTCATCAATTTCTTCAACTATATTAATATCCCAAAATTCTATAAATTTACTAACTAAAGGTAATGATTTACTAAAAACATTAATATAACAGTCATTTTCTTCAGAAAAATTAATTTTATTTTTAAGATAAGATTTTAATGTATTTTGAAATATAAGATTAGGAAGATTACGTTCATCCAGAAATAATTTCCAAAGATAAAGCATATTTTTTTGAGAGATAGTATTATTAGTATTAGCGATTAAATTTTTATCAATAAATTCTTGAATAATACTTTCTATAGGATTATCTTTTAGATAATTAGAATATAGAGAGATATCTTCTTTAATATCTCCTTGTAGGAAATTTTCAGAATCTATATATCTTTTTGAATAGTGTAAACCAACACAAAAAATATTTAATGAATTTTTAATAATATTATTTAAATCTCTATTTGTATTATTAATATTTAATAATCTATAATTTTTATGATTTAATTGTTCATGATATCTAAATTTAATAAAGTTATTTAAATTAATACCGAAATAATAGTAACACTGATCTGATAAGATTTTAATCAATCCTCTTGCGGAAATATTAATTAAATATATCAAATTATCATTTTTTTTATTAATAATATCACCGATTATGCATAAAAAATATTTACACTCGTCTTTATATGTAAATTCTTGAAGAAAAATATTAATACAAGATTGAATAGTATATCTTTCAGGAATTACATTAGTAATTGATAGATCTTTTAATTTCTTTATTAAAGATATTTTGACTTTATGTTTCCAAGGTGTTAATTCTTTCATTTGAGAGATTGAAGTTAAAATTTTATGCAAAATATCATCTTCTTTCTGAGTTTGAAAATTATTATTATCATAATAAACAAAAATTTCAGTAGAATTTATATATAAATATCTATTTGTATTTAAAAATTTATTTATAAACTTTTCTTGATTTTCTATAAGTTGTTGTTTCCTCTCTTCTCTTTGATTTGCATTTTCCAATAAATTTATATATTTTTTATTTTCTTTTAAACATATATTATCAAGATGTTTTTCTAAGTTTTCATCTATATAATTTTCTAATTTTTTTAAAATAGTTTCATTATTTTTATACTTTTCAAATAAATTAATTAATATATTATTTAATTTTTTTTTTTGAGTATCTATTTCAATATTCATTAGATTAATGAATACATTATTATTTATGCCTATTTTTTAATATAATATAAATTATTTAAGATACATTATATTAATATAAGTATTTAAAGATTTTTTTAAATATTTGATCTATATAATGTCAAATAATAAAAATGTATTAACAATTCAAACTGTTCAAATTGCACCATTTAGAACATTAATGACAGCATTAAAAGATATTTTATTAGAAACTAATATTTCATTTCAAAAAGATGGTATTAGAATTATAAATATGGACAAATCACATACAATTCTAGCACATTTATTTTTGGGATCAAAAAATTTCGAACTATATGATTGTCAATTAGAAAAAATTGTAATTGGTGTTAATATGTTTCATTTATTTAAGTTAATCAATACAATTGATAATGATGATACCTTAACAATTTATATAGAAGAATCAGATTATTGTGATGGTATTGTTCATCATTTAGGTTTAAAATTTGAAAATGGAGATATAAAACAATGTAAAGTACAAAAGTTAAGATTAATAGAACCGGATACAGATGAATTAGAAATTCCAGATGTTACATTTTCTTCAATTTTAAATATGCCTTCAAGTGATTTTCAAAAAATTATCAGAGATCTCTCATGTATATCTGAAAAATTAGAAATAAAATCTGTTGGTAGCGAATTAATTTTTAAATGTAGAGGTCAGTTTGCAGAAGCAGAAATTAGAAGAACCGAATCCGATGGAAATATGGAGTTTGTTCAAAAACAAGATTCAAGTAAAGTTATTCAAGGAGAATTTTCTTTAAAAAATCTAAGTTATTTTATTAAATGTACAAATCTTTGTAGTCAAATTGAAATGTACTTAGAAAATAATTTACCTTTAGTAGTAAAATATAATGTAGCTTCTTTAGGATCTATACGTTTATGCTTAGCTCCTCTCCCTTCTTCGTAAATATAATTTATTATAAATATTTTATATTTAATAATGAATATAAAATATCCTTTACTTTTACCTACGGTTGGACATGGATCTACAGATTTATTAGAAAATCCAATTTTAACATTAAAAACTCATTTTATAATATTTTTATTTTGCCAACCACTATCAATAATTAATAAAAAAATGATTTTAATAACTTCATCAATTTATCATATATCTAAAGATATTAAAATTATTCCTTCAATTGGATTACATTTTATTTGGTTAAGATTTCCTATAATTTCTCAATTGTATTTATCATTTTTTCACACTCCTTTGCATTACTATAACTTATATAAAAAAGATAATAATTTATTTAAAAAACAACTTCCATTAGGTTTAATAAGTTCTTTAGTATTAGCCTATAATTTTAATTTATATTATAAATTTAATATAATATTTGGAGAATTTTGGTGGATTTCTCCAATTTTATCTCATATAATTTTAACTGATTTATTTAACAAAGATTAATCTTTTCTTTTTTATGATTCTTTTTTATAAATATCATCACTACTTACTCCATATAATATATCAAATTTATTTGGATTCTCTATTGCATCTATAAATACCTTTATACAATCTTCATTTTTTAACCACATACAATTAAAATAATCTGTATCTGGAGCATCTTCAGGATTTATAACCCAACCAATTCTAATTCCTATAAAATTAAAAGCATTTTCAACTTCAGAATAATATTTTCCAAGCATTTCTCCAAATATTTTAGTTACTCCATAAAATGAATCTGGATAATATTCATCTTTATTTGATAAAATATATTTTTCTAATCTATTAACTGGATTACCAAATCCTTCAAAACTAAAACCTTTAATTTGAACATGATTCGAAGAAGCAAATATTACTTTTTTAACTTTAGCTTTTTTACATTCTTCAAATACACGTTGACACATTATTATATTAGGTTCTAATAAATTTTCAAATACATCAGTATTATTTTTATTACCAGCTAGATGAATAACTATATCAATTCCATTAAAAATTCCTTCTGGATTCATAAGATCTATATTATTATCACTATTATTTAAATCAAAACCAATTATTTCATATTTATTTTTTAATCCTTCATATAATACTGATCCAATAACTCCTGATATTCCTGTTATTGCAATTTTCATAATTAATAACTAAATAATTTATATTTAAATACTTTTTAAATATTTGAAACTTCAAAAACATTCAATAGAAGAGCAAAATTAAGCCAAACTATTAAAGGTAATAATAAAAGTTTAGAGAGATTTTTAGAAATTGTATAACAAAATAAAGATAATAAAATAGATTTTAATAAAACAAAAATAGCTAATTTTTTATTATTTTGACAAGAATATACTATCAGCCATCCACATAATGATATAGATAATAGAAAATACCAAATTGTATTTTCTTTAGAAGATACCCAAGCATATCCTAATAATAAATACAAAATAGGCCAAACTATACCAAAAACATATGGGGGAGGTCTAAACTTTACTTTTTTTCCACTATTTTTGTCCATCGGACAAAAAAATACAGTTATATATCCACTAATTAATGGAAACAAAAAATAAAATAAATCTGGGATTTTTTTATAAATTTGCATATAATTAATAATAATATTTTATTTTCTTTTGTAAGTTTGACTTTTATGCGATGATAAACTATTTTTTCTATTTCTTGTAAATTTCTCTGCTACTCTTTCAATATCCTCTTTTAAGAAAGGATGTAAAGTATTTAAAGGAGATCTACCAACTATATTTCTAGCAAGATCTGAATTTAATCTTTTTGATAAAATATTCTTAATTTCTCTATGGTTTTGTCTTAAAGTTTTTATTTTATCTCTATGCATAGCTACATTCTGGTAATCCCATAAATTTTCATCATGATATATGATACCTCTAGCCTTATGAGTTAATGATTTTTTTCTTTTAGTATGTTTTTTCTTTTTTCTATTTATTCTTGTCTTCTTCATATAAAATATATTATATTTTTTTTATTCAGATAAATGTTTTTTAAATATAAAAGTTTCATTTTGTAAATCTAAAATTTCATTTAATCCTTTAAGATCTTGATACTCACATGTATTTAACCAGATTTTTATAATGCAAAAATTCTTTTTTGGTGAAATAGTTATACCATTGATTTTTAGGTTATTTTTTTCACTAGTAAAAATATTTTCTCCTACTAAGGAATATGTTAGTGTTTCCCATATGTCTTTAATTAATTTATTTCCTATCTTAAATGAAAAACAACCGCCTTCTCTATTTTTTTCATCCTCCCAAATAGGATTTATATTTTCACGCATTATAAAAAGCATACAGTTCTTTATACATCTTTCTGGTAAATTATTAATTAAACTTACTGTTTCTTCCACAGTTTTAAATTTATATAACAATTTATAACTATCTAACGACCAATCAGCATCATGAGGTAAATGTGCCCATAAACACCAACAATCATTTAGTTGACGAAAATTGGAAATTTCTGCAACTTCCATAATAAATGATATAATTTAAAATATTTATATCATTTATTATAATTATTTTATTCAACTAAACAATATTGATCATCTTCAATAATAAAATACTCATTTGTTATTACTATTTTGTTATATTTATTAAGTTTATATTCCTTAATATTATTATCTAAAAGTATGAAATAATAATCATCTTCTTTATCTAATTCCAAATTTAAAAATTTATTCGCATACCATTTAATGAAAGGATAATCAAGTATTTTGTTATTTTCTATGAAAAAATTATGTAATTTAAGGTTGATATTTAATTCAAGTGTTATTTCATTTGATTTTTTAATTATTAATTTTAATGAAAGAAAAAGTTGTCTCTTAATTACGTATCCATTATCTTGAATGTTAAAATAATCTCCTATATTATTTAACCTTATTAGATTATTGTTATCATTATATATCAAAAAATCATATTGATAATTAGAAATTTGAAAAAGATTTTCTCTAAGATCATTTTTAATTATTACATTTTTATTTATATCATAAATTATCTCTTCTTGACCATCTTTTATAAATATTAATTCTTTAACCTCCTCATTTAATTTTTTATTTTTATTTTTATTTAAATATTTTATTATTTTAAGTGGTATTTTATAAAAATTTATTCTCTTATAATTAACTGTTAATAATAACAAACAAGCTATTTTAAAATACGATGATATTTCCATATAAATAGAATAATAATATTTATCTAAATTATTATAATAAATATTATTTTTTCTAATTTAATAAATTATATCCTCTTTGCTGTTCTTCTTTATACATTTTTTTTGCTTCTTTAATTCCAGCAGATTGTACATCTAAAGCTGGATTAAAATATTTATTTTTATCAGATGGACCCCATGTATTTGGATCTCCACCAATATTTTGTTGATTAGATGGTCCCCATGTATTAGGATCTCCACCTATATTTTGTTGTGGTCCTTTGGATCCTTTATCACATCCTAAATCTCCTGGCTTACATGGACAATTTGAGCCATCACTATTCGATGAAGTAGTACCATCTTCACAACAACCATATCTTGTTCCAGCACAGCCTCCGACTATATTACCATTTGTATCTTGATGATGATCATGATGGTGATGTTTTTTATATGGATTTGAAGGGTATTTTTTATCATAATCTAGATCATCAGAGTCATTAAATTTTTGATAAAGATTATCCGCTATTTCATCTCCTACACTTCTTCCTATACTTTTTGCTGATTGTCTATGTAAATTTTCCATTTGTAAATTTCTTTCCTGCATTTTTCCCATTCTAGGATCTAATCCAAAACTAGTTAATAATAATGTGGTTACTACAGTCATAAAGATAAATGGTATAAAAACAATCATCCATGCAATAATTCCTAGATTTTGCTGACACAAAATATTTAATACTACTGAAAATATAATCATAACTAAAAATTTAAGTAATGCTACATTATAATGTTCTCTAAAAATATCAATTATAATTTGAATAATAGAAAATCCCAAATATAGAACAACAGGACCACATAAATTAAGAATATTCATGTATATATATTATTTATACTTTATTTGTTTTTCCATATTAATTCTCCATTTTTAAATTCTCCTACTTTATCACCAATATCATCCTCTTCTTCTATATATTCATATACAATACCATTTTCTTTTCCTGTGGTAAAATAAGTTTTTCCATTTATATCTATTTCAAAAACTTCTTCATCTTCCTCCTCCTCTTCCATCTCTTCTTCTTGCTTGTCAGATATTTCTTTATTTTTCTCTTCTTTAATTTCTACTTGCTTTTCCTCTTCTCCTGAATCTGCTTCTCTATCCTCTTCTTCTTCTTCTCCATGTTCTTCTTCTTCTTCTCCATCAGCTTCATCTTCCTGCTCTGATTCTTTATCAGCATCTGTTTCTTTTAAAGTATTTTTTTCTATTTTTAATTGTTCTTCCATTTCATTTTTAACATTATTAGTAGTTTCAGGTATTTCTTCTTCTTCGGAATCTGATAAATCACTACTTTCTTCTGTAGATACTATATCAGAATCATTTCCATTTGGATCATCTTCTAAAACTTTATTATTTATATCTAATACTTCTTTAAAATTTATTATTTTATTATCTGTATTAATGGAATAATCTAATACTTTATTACTTTCTACTTTATCGCTTGATTTCTCAGTTATTTCCATTTGAATTCCACTATTATTAAGTTGATATTTTAACTCTATATTTTCTTCTTTTACTTTTTTAAACTCTGATAAAAGATTTTGATATTCAGGTAAAGAAAATAAAATATTTTTAATAATATCTAAATTTGAATTTGCAGACTTTAAATCTAAAATCAATGGAGTTAATCTACAATTTAATAAATTAGTAATATCTTTATTTAGATTCTCAAATAAATTATCAATATTTATTTCTTTAGATTCAGTCATATATGTCTAAAATGTTTTTCGTTTAATATATTTTATAAAAATAATTATTTATTTTATGAATTGTGAGGATTCAGAAAATTCACAAAATATTAAGGAAAATAATAAAACAAAAAAAGAATTATTACAAGAAAGAAATGAAAAAATACAAAATGAAATTATAGAAATTGTTTTAAGACAAACTGACATGACATCCGAAGAAGCCTATGAAAAATTAAAAATGTGTAATTTTAATTTTCATAAAGTTATAAAAGATTATATGAATCCAAATCCTAAAAAAATAGAAGAAAAAAGCATTAATGTTCAACAGACTATTTATAAAGAAATAAGAAATATGATGGATTCTGGAGAAAGAAATAGAAGATTTCAACAAGAATTAAATGATAGATTAGAAAAAAATAAACAAAATTAAATATTTTTATTAAATTGATCCTGCATAATAGAATTTTTAGTCTGATTATTTTGTCCTTTTTTAATTTTATATCTTGAAATATTAATTCCAACTTTATTATTAATTAAAAAATCATCATTATCTTCATGTAATTCTGGTAATTGCCTTGATAAAGGTTTATCAACAATTAATAATAAACGCTCTGTTTTTAATAACTTTCTATATTCTTGGATTGATAAATTACCATAAAATTTATCTAATGTATAATATGGATTTGGTGCAGGTTTAATATTTTTTTCAAAATTATATAGTTTACCATATATATAATTTAACAAAGCATATCTCTCAAATTTACTAGCCTGATCAATATTCTCTTCCATTAGAAAAGCACACGCACATTCTAAAGAACAAAAACAACCATAACAATGATATGAACCATTTATTTCATGTTTCGGAATAAAAATAGGTGGATTATCAAAATCATAAGTACACCAAAAACACGAAGACTTTTTATCAGGAATATTATTAGTATGTAAATTTATTGATAATTCTTTTAATTTTTTGTAAATATCTTTTTGCAAGTTTTCAGAATTATCTTCGTTATCAAGGTCACTATTATAATCAATAATATTCATATTATTTTCTGAACAAGAATCATTTATAATATTTTCTTTTTTTTCCTTCAAAAAATTATATCCCAGATCATTTATTTTATTATCTGAAAAAGTAAAACTTTCTAAATGATCATCTTTTAAATTTTCATCTAAATCTTTTGAATTACATTTTAAATGTAAAATAATATTAGGTTTTAATTCTTCACTATTTATTGATGGTTTTATATTTTCAATTATTTTTCCTCCTTTTGGTTTTCTTCCTCTTTTTTTTGGAACTTTTTCTAGATCTTTTGTAACATCATTATTTTCTTCAATAATTTGATTTTCAATATTATCAGATATATTTTCACTTTTAACTATATTATCTGATTTAGGTTTTCTTCCTCTCTTTTTTTTTTCAGTAGATATCATATATTTTAAAATACTTTTTATAATTTAAATAGTTTTTAAAATATATTTAACTTAAAATCCAGTTAATAGACTTATTAAAACAGAGAGACCTAATATTTGCCAAATACTTGTTATTGGTTTGATACCTGGAATTAATTTTATTAAAATGTTATTCCATAACCATCTTCCTAAAAATAATACAAAAACTAACCAAACCACCATTCCAATAAATAAACCTAACATTTCTTTGCCATTAACTTTATTGCCCGATAAAGCTTTAGCTCCTCCTTGGAGTAATGTTTTCATTTATATATTAATAAAATATAAAAATTGATATTATAATTATTTTTAATAAAATATTAAATGAGTAATATAATTAGTATAGATACTAGAGTTTTAAATTCCCAATATAAATTAAAAGTTATAAAATTTTATATTTTACTTGAAGAAATACTTGAAAATATGATAAATAATATTATTTGGGTAACAATAAATGATGATTTAGATTTATGTGTTAATGAAATAAGTAATTTTATAGCAATAAATAGACTATTTGAAGATACAAATGAATTTTTGTTAAATATAAGTAAGGAATATAGAGAAATAAAAAATAGAGATTATGAACCCAATAGTATTTATGCCGAATTTTAACATTCTTTCAAAGATAATTCCAGAATTTTATCAAACTCATCATTATAATTTTTTATATTTTTATTTTCAATCTCTAAACTTTCTATTTTCATTTTTAGATCTTTAATTTCTTCTCTCAATCTTTCATTATTAATTTCTTCTTTATAATTATTTTTTGCCTGACTTCTTAAAAAGTTTTGATGATCATTAGTTAGCCAACTTACTTTTGCCCATTTTTGTGTTAAAATTTCTAATTTTTCTAATTCTTCAGATCTTTCAACTAGTTGAGAATGATAGATAGAAGATTGTTTTTTAACATCAACATAAATTTTTTCTAATTTATCAATTACATAGTTTATTTCTTGAGATATATTTTCTATCACACCCATAAGATCTTCTTCTTTACAGAATTTATTATTACATTTTCTACAAATAGGAATGTATGATTCACTAGATCCAATTAAAACAGTATCTTGACTTTCAATTAATCTATGACTAAAGATAGCTTTAGTATCTATCCCTTTTTGTAAACATAAAGTACATTTAGCATGTAATTTTGTAATTTTATCACAAATAGGAATTAAATCGAGAATTTGACCAAATTTTTTTTGTTTAAAGTCACCATCTAACCCAGAAATATAAATATATTTATTTTGATTTAATAGTTTTTTAGTAAACTCAGATAAATCTTGAAAGAACTGACCTTCATTAATTAATATATTTTTACAATTTTTATAATCGTCATGTTTAATATCCATAAGTTTTTCTGCCATTATAGAAATTGGCATACATTTACCATTATGTGCTACTATATTAGTATAACTATATCTATTATCTAAATTATGATTAATTACTAAAACATTTTCTCCCTTATCATTTAATTCATTAAATTTATTTATAAGAAATAATGTCTTTCCAGAAAACATTGGTCCAATTACTAATTCCAAAAATCCAGAATTGTCAATATTTTCCATATCTATAATTTTATATTATTTATTTTTAATTTCAATATTTTTTTAAAAATAAAATTATAATTTAATACTATTAACTATCGTTGTAGCATCTATTTTATTATTTGTAATCTTTTTTTTTAATTCTTCAAAGTCTAAATTAGGAAATGCATTTAAAAGTGTAGTTTTTGCTTTATCGAGACTTTCAGAAGTTAAAATAAATTGACATCTTCTATCATAATGTTTAATTATATGTAAAATATGTAAATATATAGTATTTTCATTAATTTTAGAATGAATTTCATTTTCATTTTTAAGATTTTTATAAATATTTTTAAGATTTTCTATTATTTCATCACTATTATCACCAAATATACCGATAGTTTCTTTTAAAAGAACTAAATCTTCATGTAAATTTTTCTGAGTATTTTCTAGAGAATCTATATTATCCTCTAGTTCATCTATATTTTCTTTTAATTCTTCATTATTTTCTTTTAACTCTTCATTTTCTTCTTTTAAGACATTAACAGATTTTTGTATAGTAGCTCTTAATCTCATTCTTTTAATTGAACAAAGAGATACTGTTGAAAATACACCACATAATATATAACCAACACCAGTTATATTATCAATAAAAAACCAAGCAGCAAATCCAAAACCAAAACCACCTAAAATGAATAAAAATAATAAACAATCAGTAATTTTTTGACAAAAATTAGTTTCTAATATATTTCCAGATAAAATGCTATACATTGAAATTTCAGGAATTTTGAATGTTTTTGAGTTGTTTTCATCCATATTACTATTAGAATTTATTATAGTGTTTTGATCATTTTCAACGTTTTGTGAAGTATCAGTCTCCATAATATGTAATAAAATAATAAAATAATTATTTAAAATTTTTTAATTATTATTGGTAGTATTATTTTTATTTGCAAATTTATTATTTTTTTCAATAAAATTATTATTATTACGTGATAGATTTTCAATTTCTCTAATTTCATCATTAAGGGATTGTTGTATTGGGATAGAAACGCAGAGACCCATATAATTTTATTAATAAAAAAAATTAAATATATTTTTAATTAAAATAGAAAAAATTAATTAAAAATAACAACATAAAAAAAATAAATGCAAAAAGTAAATAATCATATTCCTTGGGTTGAAAAATACAGACCTTCAAATTTTAATGATATTGTATTAAGTGATATTAATAAAACAATATTTGAAAATATATTAAAAGATAATTATTTTCCGAATTTATTATTTTTTGGTCCACCGGGCACAGGTAAAACAACAACAATAATTAATTTAATAAATGCTTATCAAGAAAAGAATAATGAAAAAAAAAAAGGATTAATGATACATTTAAATGCATCAGATGAACGAGGTATAGATATAGTAAGAAATAATATTAATAATTTTGTAAATTCAAAAAATTTATTTAATAAAGGTACAAAATTTATAATATTAGATGAAGTAGATTATATGACAAAAAATGCTCAACAAGCTTTAAAATATTTATTAGAAATAAATAATGGTAATGTTAGATTTTGTTTAATTTGTAATTATATAAGTAGAATAGATGAATCATTACAAAATCAATTTATGAGATTAAGATTTAATCAATTACCCTCACAGGAAATAATAAAATTTTTAGAAAATATAAATAATGAAGAAAAATTAAATTTTTCGAGAGAAGAGCTAGAATCTATACAAAAATTATATCAATCAGATATTCGTAGTATGATTAATTATTTACAGTCAAATCAATTAAATTATAATAATAAAAGAATAATTAATGATGAAATTTGGGAAAAATTAATAAATAAAATCAAAATAAATAATGATTTAATTTATTTTAGAAAGGAATTATTAGAAATAAGTGAAAATTTTGAACTAGAGATTAAAAATATTATTAAAAGTTTTTTACAATATATAATATTAAATTATCAAATAACAACAAATTTTCTTAGTGAAATAGAAATGTTAGTTCATCAAACTGATAGTAATTCAACATATTCTATTAGTTATTTTTTTTATTGTTTAAAAAATTTTTTTAATGAAAATTAGTTTTCTATTTCACTAGATACATCTGAAAATCTTGCTAATCTATTTTTTAATCTAATATTCCATTCATTAGGAGGAGAAGAATCTCTTGGATCAAATATTTGGGATGTAACCATATAGGCTTCATCATCAGCTAATTTATATAAATTTTCTTTACTAATATTTGTTGGTATTGGAATACTTTTAGACCTAGGAAGTTCTTCCTTAATAGGTATTTTAACCGATACTTGTTGAACAAGAGAAGCCATTTATTTAATAAAAGAAAAAATAATTGAAATATATTATTTAAAGAAATTATTATAAAATAAAATATGTCCGATGTAGATGAAGCTTGGGAAGAATTCTTAGATATTGGTCAAGATATAAATTTAGAGAGTTCCGAAAAAAGTGAAAAAATGAATATAAATAAAATAGGTAAAGAAGAAATTCCTAAAGCATCAGATATATATATCTCAACTAAAACAATAATAGGATTTTTAAATAGTTCAATAAATCTGAATGATATATTTTGGAAATTAAATATTTTGAATTATCATGAACAAAAAGAAGGAATAATTAAAAAACAAATAAAAATTAATTCATCTACACCTGAAGAATTAGAGATAATGAGAAATAAGTTAAAAAATTTAGAATCTGTAGATGAGCAGATTATAAATCATATTGAGAATCCAAATGGAAGAATTAAATTTAGAGATACAAGAAAAATTAGTATTGGAATTTGCAAAAAAGATATTCTAAGTTATAGATCAAAAAAAAAAGGTGCATTTTATAATTGTTTTGTAGTAATATTAAGAGTACTATATGAAGATATATTTAAAGAGATTCATATTAAAGTATTTAATACTGGAAAATTAGAAATACCAGGTATACAAAAAGATGGATTACTAAAATGTAGTATTAATTTATTAATTAATATTTTAAGACAAATAACTGGTAATAAAGAACTAAATTATTTAGAAACTTCTGAATCAACTGTATTAATTAATTCAAATTTTAATTGTGGTTTTTATATTGATAGAGAGAAATTATTTAATATATTACGTTTTGATTATGGTATTAATAGTTGTTATGATCCTTGTTCTTATCCTGGTATTCAATGTGAATTTTATTATAACAAAGAAAAGATAGAAAATGATGGTAAACAAGAATTTAAACAAGAAAAATCAGAAAATAATATTCTAAAAATATCTTTCATGATTTTTAGAACAGGAAGTGTTTTAATAGTTGGAAAATGTAATGAAGATATATTAAATTATATTTATAATTTTATTAAAGAATTATTAGCCAAAGAGTTTTTAAATATTGCGACAGAAGTCTTACCTAATAATAATTTACAAAAATATAAAAAAGCAAAAAAAAAATTTATTACTATTAATACTTAAAAATATTAACTATTTTAATTAATATCTATTAAATTATCTATAAATTTTTTTGGTGTTTTATTAATAATTTCTTTAATGTTAGATTGGTTAAGTTGTTTTAAATTTTCTTCATTAATTTTATTTTTTCTTAATTTATTAAATAAAATTTCCAAATAAATTTCTATTTTTTCAAAAGAACTTTTATTTTCTTTTAAATAAATAATTAAATGAGATATAAATAAATCAATAAATAATAAAACTAGTTTAGAATATTTAATATTATTTTCTTGTGAAAAACTTTTTAATGAAAATAAGTTTACTATTTGAGTTAGAATATTAAAATTTATTTGATTTATTTTTTGTAAATTAGATTTATAATCTTCTAAACTAGTAAATTCTTCATCTTCTAGATTATAATTATATAATTTAAGTAAAATACCATAAAAGTTATTAATAATATCTAATTTTTCTTTTTCTCTGCATACAAAATCTTTTTTAATATTATTATCTATTTCAAATATAGTTTTTTTATAAACAAATAATGAAGCATCCTTTCCATTTAATTGTAAAAAACTATGGTTTTGATTGTCAATTTGACTAACAAATTCTATATAAATATAGTAACTTTTTTCAGTATGAAAATAAGTTGTTGGTAAACTTCTTGTATACATAAGAATAAATAAAAATACAGTGCTTATAGTTTTTATTCCATTTAATAATAAATATTTATAATATTTTTCATTATTAATTTTAATATTTTCAAAAAACAAGTTTTGATAATCTTCTATTAATGAAACATATTTTTGTAAAATTATATCAATTGAATCTTTTAACTTAGAATTATATATTTTTGGATCATTAAGTGAATGTGAGTTTATTGATTCTGGTAATTCAGACATAACTGTCATTTTATATTATAATTATTTTTATTTTAATTTTAATATTTTAATTAAAAGAAATATTATTTATATAAATTAGTATTTAAAGTTTATAAAAATAAAGGTATATAAATGACGACCACTGAAGAAAGTAGTTATAGATTGCCAAATAGCACACTTTGGGAACACGTTGCTAAAATTGCTATAGTAGAAGATAGACCTATTATGTTAGATTATTGGGTAGACTCTTTAGATAAAAAAGCTTTAATTGGAGTTAGAGAAAATGGAGAAAAATTACTAGTTAAAAATTCAGAAGAATATACAAGTCCTATTTCAAAAATTTATAAAGTAGCTGATTCATACATCATTTGCACAGAAAATTCTATTTATTTAGCTCATTCTGAGATTCCTACTAAAAGAATTTCATAAATTATTCTAATTTAAAAATATATGATATACTTGATTAAATTGAAATCCCATAATAAAAATTATTGTTATTGAAAACACTGCAATCCAAAAATCAGCATTTTTAATAGTGAAAATTCCTTTTTTGAGTGAAGGAACTCCCATAGATTCAAAATTCATTCCAAAAAATCCAGTTATGAAAGTTAACGGTAAAAAAATTGTAGCAACTAGAGTTAAAATATTATTTGAAAAAAAGTCTAAATATTTACTTTGATGATCTAAATATTTAATATAATGATTAATAATATCTATTACTTGTTTCTGTTTTTTTGGATCATTTGCATAATATCTAAAATAAAATATATAATATTGCCATAAATCATCTGAAACATTTTTTATCTCAACTAATTTCCATGTTTGTTTTTTATTTATAAATTCTATTATTTCTTTTAAACTATGTTTGGGACGGTTAGTCAATTTATCACCAGGATCAAAAATATTAAATTTACTTTCTAAATTTACCATAATAGATCCTGAACTATTTATATTATTTGGATCATTTTCAATTACTTTATCATAATCTTTATTAATATTTTCCATATAATATTAATAAAGATAAATTATTTATCTTGAGCATATCTTAGTGTATAAGCTTCTGCATTTAAATTATGTTTTTCTATATTATTCTTATACAAATCGGCAATTTCTGGCATTAAAGGATCATCTGGATTAGGATCATCCATTAAAGAACAAATACTTAATAATATTTTACTTATTGTAAGAGCAGGACTCCATTGATCTTTTAATATATCTAAACATATTCCTCCACTACTGTTAACATTACAATGATAAATACGAGTTATAAATCTAATTTTTGGAGGATGAAATGGATAATCTTCTGGAAAATTAATTTCTAATTTAAATATTCCTCCTTTATATGGACTATTTTCAGGTCCAATTATACTAGCATCCCATTTATAAATATTATCATCATTTACACCTGCAGAGCAATTATATGGTGGATTTTCTGTTATTTCTTGTAATTCTTTTTGGATTCTTTTTAAGGTGCTCATATAAATTATTTAAATTTATTTATTTAAATAATTTATATTAAATATTTGATTATAATATTTCTTTTAATTTTGTTTTTTGATAACTAGATAATTGGTTTGGATAATTAATATTAAATATTATTATTAAATTACCTTTATAATTATCTCTTTCCATCCCCAGATTATTTATAATTTTTTTTTCATTATATTTTATTATATATTCACCATCATTTTTTATTATATATTTTTTTTCATTAAGATGTTTAACTTCAAAATCAAATCCACATAACGATTCTTTTAGACTTATATCCTTATAAAATAGTAAATCTAATCCATTTCTTTTAAAAAATAAATGATCTTTAATTTTAATTTGAATTTTAATATCTCCAAAAACAATATTGTTATATATGTTTCCTTTATTTTTAATAATTATTATTTCATTATTATCTATTCCTTTATTTATTTCAACATATATTCTTTCACGTTCATTTGTAACATTTCCCCAATAATAATTATATTTTTCAATTTCAACAGGAATCATACCTCCTTTATATGATTCTTCTAATGAAATTTCTAATTCTTTATTAATAGTTTCAGGTATAAAATTATTAAAATTTTCATTTTTAATATTAATCATAGTATTTTCAGTCTCTCTATTTTCAGTATCAACAATATTTGTTTTATTATTTATTTGATTATCATAAATTTCTTTTCTTACTGGATCAATTAATATTTCATATGCATTTAATATTGCTTTATATTTGTCTCTAACTTCAGGATTTTTATCTTTATCTGGATGATATTGTAAAGATAATTTTCTAAAAGCTTGTTTTATTTTATTTTGATTAGAATCATTTTCTATATTTAAAACTTGATATAAATTTTCATTAATAGTTTTTAACATATTAACTAATAAAAACAAAAACTTAAATAGTTATTAACGAATTATTATTATGTTAGATTCTTTAATTTTTAAGTATACTCCAAAAATTATTAATGATTTAGAAATTAATGATTCAATAAAAATACTTTTGGAAACATTTATTAAAATGGATAATCTTAATTTATTATTTATTGGAGATTCTGGTTCTGGAAAAACTACATTAATTAATGTTTTAATTAATGAATATTATAAAGATATTCCAGAAAATTTAAAAAATAACAATATTTTAATTATTAATAGTTTAAAAGAACAAGGAATTTCATATTATAGATCTGAAGTAAAAACTTTTTGTCAAACTACATCAAGAATACCTAATAAAAAAAAATTTTTAATATTAGATGATATTGATATTATCAATGAACAAAGTCAACAAGTATTTAGAAATTGTATAGATAAATATTCACAAAATATACATCTTTTATCTTCTTGCATTAATCCTCAAAAAGTAATAGAAAGTATACAATCTAGAATAAATATCGTTAAATTAAATCAATTTACAGATAATCAATTAGAAAATATATTTGATAAAATAAAAATTAATGAAAAAATAACTATTGATGATGAATCCAAAAAATTTATAATTTCAATTTCTAATAATTCAATTAGAATATTAATAAATTATTTAGAAAAATTTAAATTATTAAAACTTCCTATTAATTTACAGTTAGCTCATAAAGTTTGTACTAATATTTTATTTATTAATTTTGATAAATTTAGTAGTTACTGCAAGAATAATGATATAAATAAAGCAATTAAAATTATATTTGAAATTTATAATCAAGGATTTTCTGTTATGGATATTTTAGATAATTATTTTATTTATATAAAATTAACAAATTCTATTGATGAAGATTTAAAATTTGAAATTATTAAAATAATATGTACTTATATCACAATCTTTCATATAGTTCATGAAGATGAAATTGAATTATTTCTTTTTACAAATAATATAATATCTGTATTTAATAAATAGATGAGTCAAATTTTTAAAACTAAACCTTCTATTAATATTTTATTTGATTTATTAGAGAAAATTTGTAAAAATGACCAAAAATTTTATATTATAGATAAAGCTTCTTATAAATTAGGAATTTATAATAATGAAATTGATAATATGTATAAATTATTAGAACCCTATTATTTTAATGGTAAAAAATTTTATATAAATAGAAAACATGATTATAAACATTTTTTAACTGTTGTAAGACAATTATGTAATATTAATAATATACCATATAATTATTTTAATGAATTTGATAAATCAACCTATAGTATTGTTTATAAAATTTTTAAATATTTAGATTAATTTAAAAATATTTTTCTTTTATCACCTTACTTTTATCTACAACCATACCACCTCCCCAACCAAATAAAAAGAACATAAGATGATATACAAATAAGGTTATAATAAATGTAATAATAATAGATATTATTAAACTAAGAGTAGTACCTTTTTCTACATTTTTATAACCAAATGTATTATCTAACCATTTACCTATTCCTTTTCTAAAACCAAATTTATTTTTATTAATTTCTAAACGAACATGTACAGCAAATGATGCAATTAATGCTCCAACTATTGCATATAACATAAAAGCTCTAAAATAATTAGTCGAAGGATATTCAATTACTGGTATTTTAAAAAATTTTTTTTCCATAATAATATTTAATTAGAAATTATTGTTCAATTAATAGATTTTTTGATAGTTGAGTATTTGCATTCAATACATCTTGTATATTTAAATATACAAACCAATTATAATTATTTCTTTTTAATAATTCTTCTCTAGAAAAATATATTCCATATTTATTATCTGTGAAATTAATAAAGGTTGAACCTAATAATCGATCTATATTTACTAGACTTCCAACTTTATCTTTGCTTCCTAATAAATTAGCTGGAATAACTATTAAATTTTGTGAATTATGAACAAACCATTCGTTAGTTTCATCATTAAAAGGAATACTATCTGTAAAATTTTGTGAATATATATTTTCCAAATAACTGATGTATTGAGCCATTTTAGGACAACCTTCTAAACAACCCATAATTTTACTATTAGGATAAAATTTATAGTTACTATTTCCAGAATTAGGTAATTCACCAATTAAAATTGACTCGACATCTAATTTATTATACATATCAATCATTGATCTTGATTGAATAAATGAAACTGGTAAAACTAAACCTCCATATTTATATAATAGTTGTGCTAAAGCTATTCCTCTAATTCTATTACGAATAGGGTCAGGGCTAAAAGCTAAATTATCTGGGATTTCTGGCAATAGTTTATGAAGACTATTATCATTAATTAAACAAATATGAAAATCATTATTATTTTTTTCAATAATAGTTCGCAAAGTTAAATATAGATAATCTTGATTTAAATTTTCTGTATTTCTGGAAAAGAAACTTTCCCATTTTCTTGCATTAATATCATAAGGTATATGTACCCAAATTATAGGTTTTTTAATATTCATCTTTGCTAAAGATTTATCACCTAGGAAAAATTTTTGTACTAAATCATAACCTTGTACTTGCTGTTTATCCTTTTGATCTTTTTCCCAATTATTAAATATAAATCCAACTATTAAAATTATTAATATAGAATATATAGCTTTTTCACTAATCATATATATAATAAAAATATTTTTATTATATATTTTTTTTAACTATCTTAATCTCCTCATTGATCTTAAAGCTTCCTTATTTTTTTCTCTAATCAATTCATCTTCTCTCAATAATCTAAAAGCTCTTTCGGCATTATTCCGATTATCTTTACTATTATTATCTGATAATAATTGTTTAGATTGTTCCATGGTTGGGATTGTAATCTTCTCATCTCTTTGTATTTTTAATTGTGACATACTTCGTTGTTCAATATTATTTATATCTTGATTAGTTATAGGTATTATAGATTCTTGATGAGCTTTTTTTAAATCTTCGAAAGCCAAACTACTAAAAATATCACTTGAATAATCTTCAGGTTTTTGTCTAAGTAAATCATAACCTCCACCCTGAATATCTTTTATTTCATTGAATTTAGATAATGTTTTAATTTTATTGCGTTTTTCTTCTAATTTTATTTCTTGTTGTTCCTTATTTAAATTTGAAAAATTTTCTAAATCTTCATCAGATCTTAACCAATTTTCATAACCAGAATTATTATACTCATCTTCTATTTTTGATTTTTCAAATAATTCATTAAACCATTTATTAAAATCTTTTTTAACAGTATTGCTAGCTAAAGCATTTTTAATTATTTCATCATTTTCTGGATTATCAAGTGTTTTATATTTAGAATGATCTTTTTTATTTGTCTCTCTAAATTCAAAAATACCATAAATTATCTTATAAGCTTTTGAAAAAAATAAAAAATATTTTGGATCTAATCCTGATTTATCGGGATGAGTCTTTAATACAATTTTTTTAGCTTCTTTCATATCTTTTTCTGAAAAATTTTCACTAATAGAAAATAAAGATAATAATTCTTGTAAATTGTAATTATCAATATTTAAATCAATATTATCCATATTTATAAATTTATATATTATAATATATAAATGAAAAATACTAAAAAATCGAAATATTATAAATCCAAAAAAATAAACCAAAATAAAAAAATGACTACACAAAAAAAGAAGAAACGATCCAAAAAAAAAAATAAAGCTGGTGTATTAACCCTTATAGAACAAGATCAACTTTTATCTTTAATAAGATATACATATTTTCAAAATCAAAGTATATCACCTATTATAGAAAAAATATCTACTATTGATCTCGCCAATATCATTAATATTTTATTACATCAGATTAATAATAAAGAAACATATATTCCCCCTGAACAATATAATTTAAATGTGAGTCTATATCAATTATTAAATCTTTATGCTAATGATAAAATTAGAAACATTGATTTTAAAAATAAAACAAAAAAAGAATCAAAAATTACATATTCTTTACATGCTCTTGAACAAATGGATTTACCTAAAAGAAAAATAACCAAGAATCATGTTGAAGAAATCATAAAAAATAAAGAATATACACTTACAGATAATGATACAAGAAGAGTATATCTTGATAGAAATAGTGATCCAAACAATTGGATTAAAATAATAACGAGTAATAAATCGAATCCACACGTTATTACAGCAATAAGAAATGATCCTATTGATCTAGATTTTTCATATTCAGCTTTAAACTTTTTAAAAGATAATGATATTAATAAAGAACAAATATTAGATATCATTAAATTTGGAAAAGCTGAACCATTTGAAAAAGATAAATTAATCATTAGAGTTAACAAATTTTCTGTTGTTACTTCAAAAAATAAAAAAAAAGTGTTATCTATAAGAATGCTATAATTTATAACTTAGTTAGCATGCGATTGACAACGTTGAAAAAATTGTAGTAAACCATCCTTGTCTGCACCTACACTAGAATCATCAGGAATATACCAGTGTTCTAAATTTTGTTTACCTGCATAGAATGCTAATAATGCAGGAATACCTTTTACCATTTTTTTTTGTTTAAAAGATGCATAAAGTTCTATATGTTCATCTATATCTACCTCACAATAACCTATATTATCACATAGTTGATCTCTAAGTTTTATGCAATCATTTTTAATTATTTTGCAAGGACCACACCAATCTGCCGTAAATTTTATAATTATTAACTGAGGTACAGGAGCATTTTTCTGAAAATTAATTAATTGCTCTTTTGTAATTTCATCTAAAATTCTCACCATCTATTTTATAAATAAATAAATTATTTTTAAATATTTTATCTAAATTATAGAATTAGCAATTTCTCCAAATCTTCAATTTTTAATTCAGGTGTTTTTACGTGACATTCCCAAAAAAATTTACAAAAACTCCATTCAAAATCATAATCTAATTTATAATGTTGATGTAGATTATTTAATAATAAATCAGAAATATTTTTTGGTAATAAATTTAAACTATCTCTTGGTAGTACATATGCTAATTGTATATAAGTATTTATTGGATTTTTTATTTTCTTTTCCAAAAATTTTGTTTCAAAAAAAGGTATAAATGTTAATAAATCCTTGAAAAGAGGTGGATAATTATAATTATATTTATATCTCCAATCAATACAATCACTTCTATAATAATAAAAATTCCACTCTAACATACTCAGATAATTTATACAAATTTGTTTTTTTCTATCATCATCAATATCTATCTCAAATAAAGATTTATAATATCTATATTCCCATCCTTTTTCATAAGGATTAATAAAAAATTCTGTTTTTCTGTTTAAAAGAGGAGTATTTTTAAATTTATCTTCTTCAGTTAATTTTCTATGTTTAATATTTTCCCATTTTTTTCTAATTTTATACTCTTCTATTATTAATTTATCTTCATTTTCCGCTAATATTTCAATTAGTTTTCTAAAACATTTCCAATTAATATTATCATTTTTAATGAAAAAATTATTTAAATTTTTATTGATATTATTGTAAATATTTAATAATATATCAATTCCATTTGTTCTTATATTTAAACTAGGAAAATGGGGCATAAAATCATTTCCTAACAAAAAACATATAAAAATATAATCCTCTATCAAATTAAATTTTTTATCAAAATCTATTTTTTCATATATATCTATTCCCACCATTTCAATAACTAATTTCTCACTAAATTCTGGAATATCTATTATATAATTTCCATTTTCTTCTAATGATTCATCTATATTTTTTATAAAATATGGGGTTTCTCTAAATAAATATAAATTTTTCGAATAATTTAGATGATTTAAAGTAAGCATTATTAAATCTGCATCTAATCCATAGATTACAGTAGAAGTATTTTTATGATAATCAGGATTTTTTCTAATATATTCATAAATTTTATGTTCACCCTCTCCTGCATCTTTACTGGAAGAGATTATTATATTTTCATTTGTAAATTGTTTATATAATGTATTATGTAATTTTTCCATAAAATTTGTACCTGGAGTAATTGAAGCAGAATTCCATTTATTTTTAATATCATTGTGAATAGATTGCATAATTTGATTTTCAAACCAAGATTTATATCTTCTATTTTTTTGTTGATTTAATTTGGCAACTGGAGCTATTCCATCAAAAGATATTAAAATTTTTTTTTCAGGATTAATAATTTTTATATAATTCTTTATTTTTTCACAAGTTAAATTAATTAATTCATTTTCAAATTTATCTTTATCTGAAAATTTTAAACTAGATAAACAATCATAAATAATACCATTACAATCCATATATAAATTATCAAATTTATATGGATTATTTTTAAAATTTTTTAAAATTTGCCTATGTTGTTTTACAATATAGGAAAAGTAACTGGGAATACCCATTCTATATAAAATTCTATAATATTTTTTATACCTTTTTATTAATTATTTAATTTTGTTAATTTAGTAAAATAAATAAAAATTAAATCCTATATTTATAGAATATGAGTCAAAAAAAAAATAAGAATCTTGAAAGTAACATAAAGTTTATAAACGATAAAATAATGTATTTTCAAGATATAATACAAAATACAATCATATCATCTCAAAAATATAAATTTTTAGATATACTATCAGCTAATGATATTAATATTTGTATACAAAATTTAGAAATATTATTTAATCAATTAAACCAAATATCATTTAAAATACATAGTTATGTTAATGAAAATATTACACCGAATATTGATGAAATTGTTAATAGTTTACAGCAAATTAATAATGAACTTTCAAGCATAATTAAAAATAATGGAACAAATAATTTAGATGACTTAGTAAAAATATGTTTAGGTAAAGATTTTGAAAAAAAATATTGTCCAACTCAAGATCTTAAAGATAAATATGAATTATTAAGTAAATATTTACATCCAATTGGATATAAAGTAATTCCATGGAAAAATAGTGATAAGTCCAATAAATCACAAAAATCAGAAAATAAAGAAATAATTTTACAAAAAAATAAAATTATTGAAGACTGTGCAATTGTAGAACATTCTAAAACACTAGATTGTTTTGATTTAGCAAGAACAAAAAGAAGTTTTCAAATTAGAGTTTATGGAATAAAATTATCAATTCAGGATCCATCACAAAAACAAACTCTTATAATATCAGGTGTAGTAGATGATATATTATTAGACTGTATTAATAATAATTTTTTGTCAAAAACTCTAAAATTTATAGAAGAAGATAAGCCTAATGATAAAGATTTTATGGAGTTATCTTGGAATAAATTTATAGAATCATTATCTCTTAAACAATTATTTATATATGATAAAAATGAAATTTATGAAAAATATTTAGGTTATATTAATCAAATTCATTTAATTAAGAGAAAAACGATAAATCAAGTAGTTAAAGAATTTTTAGGTAGTGAATTATTTATGCAAAGAACAACTTTAATACAATTATTAATTAAATCTTATGAACCAGATTTTCAATATCTAGCATATCTATTATATGATTTATTATCAAATGATCAAAATAATAATATAGATACTCAAGAACAAACTTTATTGTTTGATAGTTTTCCTTGGCCTGTTAAAAAATATTTCAGAGATTGTATGAAACAAACTATTGAATATACTAATAATTTATCTAATTTTGACAATAATAAAATACCGATTGAACAACAAATATGTTTAATGAAAACTAGTGATAATGTTAAAGAAAAAGCAATGCAAAAATTAAAGGAACTTAAATCAAAATCTGATGATTCTGGTTCAAAGGCCAGACAATACTTAGATGGTTTATTAAAAATTCCATTTGGGGTATATAAAGAAGAAAATATTTTAAATAAAATTAAAAGTATTAAGGATGAATTTCAAGTTATAGTAAACTGTAGTAATAAAATTAAATTAACAGAAATTGAGAATCGTGAAAAATATAATAGCCTTGAAATAATAAATATCTTATCAACCCTGAAAGAAAATAGTAAAGATTTTTTAACAAATAAAATAAAAGATAATTGTTTAGATAAAATAGTTTCTAACAAAAATAGAAATGAGTTAATTAATATTTGTATAAATTTTAATAATTTTTTAAAGAAACATGAAATTAAGAATTTTAAAATAACATATTCTAATAAAAATATTAATACCATTAAGTCTCAAATAAATGATTTTTTTGATATTATAAAAAATAATAGTTTAATATTGGATGAAATTATTAATGAATATATTGATGATAAAACATCTTTTATAACCTTAAATAATTTGAATCATTACATTGATAATATAGAAAGTCAACAAAAGGAAATAACTGATTATATGATAAATATGAATTCTACTTTAGAAGAAGCTGTGTATGGCCATACAAAAGCCAAGCGACAAGTTGAAAGAATTATTGGTCAATGGATAAATGGAGAAAAAACTGGATATTGTTTAGGTTTTGAAGGTCCTCCAGGTGTAGGTAAATGTCTAGCAAAAGACACACCTATTATGCTCTCAAATGGTGAAATAAAAATGGTTCAAGATATAACTATGGAAGATAAATTAATGGGTGATGATAGCACACCACGAAATGTATTAGCATTAGGAAGTGGTGTAGAAAAAATGTATAAAATACAGCAAATAAAAGGAGATGATTATATAGTAAATGAAAGTCATATCTTAAGTCTTAAAATGAGTAAAGCAGGTAAGAAGGGAGATAAACATCAAATGATATTAGGAAGAAGATATTTTAAAAATGATATCGTAGATATTTGTATCAAGGATTATTTAAATTTGCCAAAATATTTGAAAGATTGTTTGAAAGGATATAAGGTTGGTTTAGATTTTATAGAAAAAGAATTGGATTTAGATCCATATGCATTAGGGTATTGGTTAGGAGATGGGGATTCTTCAAGATTTACAATAACTACAATTGAAAAAGAAATAGTAGATTATTTTAAAGAATATGCATTATCAAATAATTTACAAATAACTCAAGGAAAAACCGAAAAAAGTAAAATAACATATCATTTATCAAGTGGATTTATTGGAGGTAGAAATGATAAAAATAAACTTTTAAATTATCTTAAAAATCATAAGTTAATAAATAATAAGCATATTCCAGAAATATATAAATGTAATTCCAGAGATAATAGATTAAAAGTGTTAGCGGGTTTAATTGATAGTCATGGTTATTATAATAAAGTAAATAATTCATTAGAAATAACTCAAAAAAATAAGAAATTAGCAGATGATATTCTATTTTTAGTTCGCTCATTAGGATTTTGTGGAACAATGAAAGAATGTACAAAATCTTGTATGTATAAACATGAAAAGAAATCAGGACAATATCATAGAATTATAATAAGTGGTAGTGGTCGTGAAAAAATTCCAGTATTATTAGAAAGAAAAAGACCAAAACAACATAAACAGATAAAAGATGGATTAAATACTGGAATAAGAATTGTTCCTTTAGAAGAAGATAAATATTATGGATTTCAAATAGATGGTAATTCAAGATTTTTACTAGGAGATTTTACAGTAACACATAATACAAGTTTAGCAAAAAAAGGAATAGCTAATTGTTTAATAGATGAGTTTGGTGAAAGTAGACCTTTTGCATTTATTGCTATGGGTGGATCTTCAAATGGTAGTACTTTTGAGGGACATAATTATACTTATGTGGGTTCAACATGGGGAAAGATAGTGGATATTTTAATTGAAAAAAAATGTATGAATCCTATAATTTTTATTGATGAACTTGATAAAGTAAGTAGAACAGAACATGGTAAAGAAATAATAGGAATTTTAACACATTTAATTGATTCTTCCCAAAATGATTCCTTTCAGGATAAATACTTTAATGGTATTGATTTAGATTTATCAAAGGCTTTATTTATTTTTTCATATAATGATGCTGAGCTTATAGATAAAATTTTATTGGATAGAATTCATAGAATAAAATTTGAACACTTAACTTTGGATGATAAATTAATAATTACCAAAAAATATATCTTACCTGAAATTTTTAAGAAAATCGGTTTAGAAAATGTTATAGAGATTCCAGATAATGTAATTCAATTTATAATTAATTATTATACATATGAATCAGGTGTTAGAAAATTAAAAGAAATATTATTTGAAATTCTTGGAGAGATAAATTTAAGTATATTAAAAGATAATAAGATTTTTCAAATACCATATAAAGTAACTATAGACTTAGTAAAGGAATATTTAATAGAAAGACATGAAATTAATAAAGTTAAGATAAATGAAATTTCAAAAGTAGCTGTTATTAATGGATTATGGGCAAATGCACTGGGACAAGGTGGTATTTTACATATTGAAGCAAATTTTTTTCCATCGTCTACATTTTGTGACTTAAAACTTACAGGGATGCAAGGAGATGTAATGAAAGAAAGTATGACAGTAGCAAAGACTCTTGCTTTTTCTTTATTGACACCACAACAATTATCAAAAATTAATGAAAAGTTTGAAAAGAGTAAAAATCAAGGCATTCATATTCATGTTCCAGAAGGGTCAACACCCAAAGATGGTCCTTCAGCTGGTACAGCGATTACTACTGTTATTTATAGTTTATTAACAAATAAAACAATTAAAAAAGAAATAGCAATTACGGGAGAGATTTGTCTACAAGGAAAGGTTACAGCAATTGGAGGGTTAGATTTAAAAATTTTGGGAGGATTAAATGCAGGTGTTAAAACATTTATATATCCAAAAGAAAATAATAAAGATTACAAATTATTTATGGATAAGTATAAAGATACACAAAATTTAGATGATATTTCATTTATAGAAGTTCAACATATTTCAGAAGTGTTAAAAATCGTTTTTGTTTAATAAAAAAAATATGATAATAAATTATGAATAATTATTTATTAATATTAGTATTTATTGGTTTATATGTTTCTAATATTACAGATAATATAGAAAATAATTGGGGTGGTGATCCAAGTTTAGTATCTTGGCCAGAGTAGATGTTTATAATATATATTTATCTATTATATATATTATAATGGCAGTTGATGGATTACAATTTACTTTATCAAATTTATTCCAATTTTGTGCATTTATCTCTCCATTTTTGCTAGGATTTTTTTTAGTTATGAGTTCTATATTTAACCAAGATATAAAAGGTTTTGTATATTTAGCGGGAGTATTAATGGCAACAGTTATAAATATTCTTTTATTAAATATTATTAGAAGTGAATCAAGAAAAGATAGATCACCAATTTGTGATTTAATAGGTATAAATATATTTGCTGCAGGAGGTACATTTGATAATCCTAATTTAAGTTCATCTTTTATTGCATTCACAGCAGCATATTTACTATTACCAATGATTTATAATAAACAAATGAATTGGATGGTATTATTATTTTTAATTATTTTATTTATAATTGATGTATTTACCAAGATAACAAATGGATGTACACAAGCACCTGGTGTATTTACAGGAGTATTAATAGGATTAATATTAGGATCTCTTTGGTATTCTTTGTTACAAGCCACAGGTAATCAAAAATTAACATATTTTAATGAATTTATTAGTAATAATGTAGTTTGTAGTAGACCGCAAAAACAAACATTTAAATGTGCAGTTTATAAAAATGGTGAATTGATAAAAAATAATATAGTTTAAGCTAAATTAATGTAAGACTCCAGAAGTTATAAAATAATCCAATTGACTATCAATTTGTTTTTTAACACCTTGCATTTGGAAACTATCAATTAATAATTTATCATTATATGGTCTATTATAAAAATTATTTTTAAAATTTTGAATAACATTATAAGAAACAGCTCTTTTATATAAATCTAAATATTCTATTGTTAAAATAGGTTTTTGAATTCTTTGATTAACAATATTATGAAATGTCCAGAGAAAACGTTTTAAATCATCTTTATTTTTGATATTTTGTAAATTACCTCCTTTTAAGGTTTCTATAGCATGTTGAGCACATTCTGGACAAGGTAAATTTTTACAAATTATTTGTATTAAAGCAAGAATATCTTTACAATTTCCTCTAATATAATTATCATCTAATTTTTCAGCTAAGGTGTGAAATAATAACCAAACAGCATTACCCCATTGTTCTTTGTTTACCATAATAATATAAAGATAAGATTTTTATTATAGTATGAATTACGAAATAGAAGAAAATTTTGATTGGAAAATGGAACTAAATAAAGAAGATATTAATTTAGATGTATCTTTTTGTTTAATTTCAGGAGAACCTTTGACGGATGGTAACATAACATTACCGTGTAATCATTCTTTCAATTATTATTTTTTATATACAGAAATAATAAAACAAAAGAATAATAAATTTGAAAGTAAAAAATTAACATATAAGCAAATTAAATGTCCATATTGTAGAGAGATTCATAATAATTTATTACCATTTTATAATTTACCAAACATAAAAAAAATATATGGGATAAATAGTCCAGAGTCACTGACATTTAAGTTTAATAAATGTGATTATATTTATAAATCAGGAAAAAAACAAGGATGTTTATGTAATAATAATAATGCAATAAATACAAAATTAGGAAATTTTTGTAAAAATCATTACAAGTTGCAATGTATAGAAATTTATAAAAATAATATAAAAAATCCTTTAGAAAAACTAAAAGTTCCAGAATTGAAGTTAATTCTAAAAAAAAATAACTGTAAGGTAGGAGGTAAAAAAGAAGATTTAATAAAAAGAATAGAACTAATGAAGAAAGATAGGGGAGAAAGTTGGATAGATTAAATAATTTAAAGAAATATAGTATTTAAAATATTTCTTTAAGTACTTTTAAAATATATTTTTCCCCAAAAACCCAATTTTTCATTTTCAAAGCATAATGGTCACAATTTTATAAATTATATTTTTAAAAAAATTTTTTGAATTTTCAAATTTTATTTTCAAAAATCAAAAATGGACATTTTTTTTATGTCCAATTTTGAAAAATGGATCTAAAAATTTTTTAAAAAACTCAATTTTTCATTTTAAACCATAATGGTCTGTTTTTAAAAATTAGTTAAAAATATGTGTTACCAAAACTTTTTTTCAACTTTTTTTATCAAAAATTTTCAATGATAACATTATGATAACAAAAAGTCGCAAAAAGTCGCACTTGGCTTTTTTTGCCACCATAAATGTATTGATACTTAAAAAAATAATTTATCAAAAATGAGACGAATGATAACATTTGTCGCAAAAAGTCGCACTTTTTAATTTTTTAATGATAACCAAAAATCGCAAAAAAGTCGTAAAAAGTCGCAATAAATATTTTATTTGAATAATATGACCATATATCGTAAGAATTAGTTATATTAACATTTGTAAATGATAGCATAAAAAATAGATGATAACATATGATAACAAAAGTCGCTATTTTTAGTAAGTTATTTAAAAAGTAAATATTTATATAATATAAACGCAACAATGTCTGAAAAAAATAATAAAAAATTTATATGTCATAATTGTAATTACTCTACTGATAAAAAATACGATTGGAATAAACATTTATTAACTCAAAAACATAAAAATAATTTAAATTGTTTGTCTACTACTACCCAAGAAATAGTAAATAATGATCTAATTAATAATGAAAATAAAAATATGTGTATATGTGGTTCTATTTTTAGTAATAGGCATAATTTATCGCGTCATAAAAAATCTTGTTCATTTCTCAATAGTAATAATAATGAAAATTTAATTATTAAAATATCTGAATTAGAAAAACAAATTAGTAATAATAATGTAACAAATAATATTACAAATAATAATACTACAATAAATAATAATTTTAATATCAATTTATTCTTAAATAATGAATGTAAAGATGCATTAAATCTTGAAGATTTTGTTAATCAAATTCAAATTCAATTAGAAGATTTAGACTTTACCAAAAGTCACGGATTTATTAAAGGTATGAAAAACATTTTTGTTAGAGAATTAAATTTATTAGATCATACCAAAAGACCAATTCATTGTAGTGATCTAAAACGAGAAACACTATATGTTAAAAATAATAATGAATGGACTAAAGATAAACAAGAAACTGAACCTGTTTTAAATTCAGCAATTAATAAAGTTAGTAAAAAACAATCTGATAAAATTCAGGAATGGATTAATGAAAATGAAGAAAAATATCTTAATAAAGATAAATTTGTTGATGACTCTATAATGTTAATGAATAGAGCTACCCAATCTGGTGAAGAAGATAAAGTAATTAAATCTTTAGTTAAAGAAGTTTTGATTGATAAATAATAATATAAAAATATAACATTTATATATTATTATGAGCAGTGATAATGATGAAGAATCAAATATTTCTAAAGCAGAACTTATTGAAATTATAAAAGAATGGAGAACACTCGATGAAGAAATAAAGGCCATTCAAAAAGAAATAAAAGTTAGAAGAAATAAAAAAAAAGAATTATCTGATAAACTTATTAAAGTTATGAGGACAAATGATATCGAATGTTTTGATATTAATAATGGAAAATTATTATATACTAAAAGTAAATTAAAAGAAACTATCAATAAATCTTATCTAATGAAAGTAATTAATGATTATTTTAATGATGATGAAAATGTTGAGACTGAAAAAGTAGCAGATTATATATTAGACAATAGAAATACAAAGGTAAAGGAATCAATTAGATGTAAATTAGATAAAAAATAAAAATATATATAATTAATTTATATATGTTAGGAGAAAAACAATTTCCAGTAGCTATATTTATTGGTTTATTTATACTTGCTGCTATTATGGCTGGAATGGCTATAGGTAAATTTTTCAATGTAACATTAGATGCTTACTTACCTTATATAACATGGTTAGTTGCTTTAGGTATATTGGGAGCATTATTACCTAAAAATGTAGGTTCAATATTTCTAAAATAATATAATTATAATTTAAATAAATTTTCATTTATATTAATAAATGAAAATCGATAAAATATTTATTATTAATTTAGAAAATAGAACCGATCGTAAAGCTGAAGTCTTAAATGAAATGATAAAAATGAAAGCAAATGATTTATGTGAAATTGAAGTATTTAAAGCTATTCGTCCAAATAATGAACTATTGGAAAAATGGAATCCAAACTTTTTAGATCCAATGCCTCAATGGGCTATCCAAAAAAATATTAATCCTAATAATTATAAAATAGGCGCATTAGGATGTTTATTAAGTCATCTTACAATTATTCAGAAATCCTTAAGTTTAGGTTATGAAAATATATTAATTTTTGAAGATGATGCACAATTTTTATCTAGTAAGGAAGATTTGAAATATATTATAAATAAATATGGAAATTTTATCTCAAAATTTTTAAATAATTTTGGTATTTTTTATTTAGGTGGTAATAATTCTAGATTAGGAATGAGACATTTAATAGAAAATATTTATTTAACTTATGGAACTTTTACTACAAGCAGTTATATAATAAATAAAAAATGTATGAAATTTATTGTTGATAAAATAATAGGCTATCCAAAAGAAATTGATAAATTTTATTGTGAATTAATTCAACCTAATTTTCAATGTATAACTCTTCATCCTCCTATTGTTACTCAAAGAAAATCTTATTCTGATATTTTAAATCAAGAAACAGATTATGATTTAAAAACATTAAAAACTACCTAATATACAAATATGATTGTATTTTCAACTTGTTGGTATATATTCAAAAATAAATTTAATAATTCTATTTATTCAGATTGGATACATAATTTATTATCTAATGTTGAAAATTTTAAATTAGTTATTTATACCAATAATGAAAGTAAATTTATGGTAGAAAAATATTCAAATAATCCAAATATTAAAATAGTAATTTTGGAAATACACGAATTTTATAATTATAAATATAAAGATTTTTGGATTAAAAATCATGATAAAAATATTTATCTAAATCAAAAAATTGATTGGTTTGTTAATATGTTATGGAATGAAAAAATAAGTTTTGTCCAAAAAACATTTAAAGAAAAATATTTTATAGGAGATTGGTTTGGCTGGTTAGATATTGGTTATTTTAGAAATAGACATAATGATATTAAAATGACTACAAATTGGCCAAATCCTATTAAAATAAATTCTTTAAATCCTGATAAAATTTATTATGCAAAAATTAATAACAATAAAATTTATATAAATAATTTATTTTCTTTAATTAATAATAAACTAGAAAATGGACTATCAAAAGAACCAATTCCCCCACAACAAATTAGTATTGCTGGAGGTTTTTTTATTTTATTTTTTGATAAGGTAGAATGGTATCATAGTCTTCATGATAAAAAATTAAATTTATATATTCAAAATAATAGATTAGTTAAAGATGATCAAATAATTGTTGCTGATAATATATTTTCCAATATTTCAAGATTTAACCTAGTTAGCGAAAATTTACAATATGATAATTGGTTTTTATTTCAAAGATTCCTTTTGTAAATCTTTAATATTTTTAAGACTTGTTAAAATTTCTAATAATGCTTTTTCTATTACTAATATTTCATCATCAATATTTCTTTTATCACTAATTTCATCATCAATATTTCTTTTATCACTAATTTCATTATTATTTATTTTTTTATTATAAAAATCAATTAATTTATTATTTTTATAATTACTTTTATTTTTGTCTTCCATAATTTCTTGATAGATTGTTTCAAGTTTTTCAAAAGTTAAATTATTTAAAAACTCAAGATATATTTCTTGACTATTTTTAATATATTCTTTAAATAATGGTTTATACAAATTATCAATCAATATCAAATAACCTGTATAACAAATAATAAAATAATTTTTTTGATCAGCTATTTCTCTTAAAAAATAAAAATTATTTAAATAACTTTTATTATCATTTTCATTTATCTTTTCTAAAAAAGGATCAATTAGTGGATCAATATAAATACAAAATACTTTTGATCTATATTTATTTAATGATTGAAATAATTTATATTCTAAATTATTATATCTTATACTTATTAAATCAAAATTTTTAGTTATATTACATTTATCTAAAATATTATCAAGAAGATTTTTATCTGATAAGTCAAAATCTTCTTTTATTATTGTTATTTTATTTTCAAATTTTTTAAAATTTGAAACAAGATCTTTAAAAATATATAAATCTGATTCAATATAATAACCTTTCCAATTTTTTTTAAATAACATAAATGTATTGGAATTGTAAATTCCACCCTTACTTCCTATATCTAAATATGAACCCAATTTTATATTTAATTTATCAAAAATATAGTTAATTATTCCATCTTCTCCATTTTCAGATTGGTTAGACTTTTTATAGTCAAATATAGACATAATTAATATTAATTATGTTAAAAATTAATTGATTTAAACATATTATAAAATGAAAATTATTATGAATAATATTCATATTAGTATTTTAATGCCTATTTATAATGGTATAGAGTTTCTAAATGAATCTTTACCTACAGTTTTATATCAGACTCATAAAAATTGGGAATTAATAATAGGAATCAATGGTCATACAAAAAATTCTACAACTTTTATTGAAGCTAATAAATATAAATCCGATAAAATTAAGATTTTAGATCTATTTAACATAAAAGGAAAATCAGATGCATTAAATGAAATGATTAAATACACAACTTACGATTGGATAGCATTATTAGATGTTGACGATAAATGGTTACCTAAAAAATTAGAAGAACAAATTAAATTAATAGAAAATTATGATGTTATAGGCACTTTGTGTAAATATTTTGGAGATTTAAATATAATTCCTAAAATTCCAATTGGTGATATCAGTAATGAAAATTTTTTAAGAGTAAATCCTATTATTAATAGTAGTGTTCTAATTAAAAAAGAATTATGTTTTTGGGATAATAAATGGGATGGAGTAGAGGATTATGATTTATGGTTAAAATTATATTTCAATAATAAAAAATTTTATAATTTAAATAGTGTAAATGTATTACATAGAATTCATAGAAATAGTGCATTTAATTCAAATGGTAATAATTTATTAGTTAGAAATTTATTAGAAAAATATTCTAATTATCATAAAAATAGGTATTGCTAATTGGATAACAAAATGTACAATTTATATCTCTATATTCACTTTTGGGCATATAACATGTATTAATTCTACCTGAAAAAAAAGCAGCACACCAAGATAGTCTACTTATTGAACAAAATAAAATTTCTGCATTAGCCATTATATAAAAATCAGTAAATTTATCATTTGATTGAACTTCACATTCAATATTATATAATTTACCTAATAATTCTTTAATTTTTTCAACATAAGCTTTTTCGTATTCAGTATTTAAAGAATCAGTAACTATTGCTACTGAATTAATTGATGTAATATCTTTTGATAATTTATTCAAAGCCTTAATTTTTTTATTTATAGGAATTGAATAACCATTTTTAGTTGCATTCCCTAATTTTACATGAATAACTAAATCATATTCAGGAATATCATTTGGAAAAGTAAACAATTTTTTAATACTTATTATTTCTCTCTTAGGTCTTATTAAATCTGTATCAACATTTGGAATAAATATAAAATGATTATTTTTTAAAATAAAGCTTTTAATTTCTTCTTTATAATTATGAAAAATCATATCATGAACATAACATTTTGTTAACATATAGTATTTACCTGGTGTAAGCTGTAAATTATTTTGAAATATTTGATAAAATTTGTCTTCATCTATTTCTTCAATAAGATTAGTTGGAATTGGAGTGAATGTTGTAAGATATTGTCCATTAAATTTAATACAAAGTACACAACACGCTAAATATCTAAATAATGCATTACCCATTCCTCCATTACAGTTAAAAACAAAATACATAATTAATTAAAATATTAATTAATATAAATAATTACTTATATTAATTATAATGTATTTTACTTTATGTATTCCTACTATGGATAGATTTGAGGACTTTCTTCAATATAATATTCTAAATTATCTTAGTAATCCTTTAATAAATGAAATTATTATTTGTGATGAAAATGGAAATGACATTAAAGATTTAGCTCAAATGTTGTCAAATTATGACTTAGTAGATTTGAATGCAGAGAATAAATTAAGATTATATATAAATAAACAAAGATTAGGTCCCTTTTTAAATAAAATACAGTGCTGTAAGTTAGCTAAAAATGATTGGATAGCATTAATAGACTCAGATAATTATGCTAATGAAGAATATTTTATAAATGCCAAAGATTATTTAACAAAAACCAAAATAGATAATAGTTGTAATTGTATAATTTCTCCATCTGAAAGTAGTCCTATATTCAATTTTGATGAATTAAAAAGAAAAATTCTCTCAAAACAAAATTTAAATTTATATAAAGATAAAAAATTTAAATTAGAAATATTAATGAATACTGGTAACTTTATTATAAATAAAAATTTAATTAATACAATTGATATTAATAAAGATAGTAAACTTATTCCTTATATATCAACTTGTGATGTTATATATTTTATTACTTTATTATTCGAACAAACTGATTTAAATATTCATGTTGTAGAAAATTTGAAATATTCTCATGTAGTTCATGACGGAAGTATTTATAAACAACAATCTCGTTATTTTAAAGATACAGAAGAAATAGTTCATGAGAGATTTAGAAATTTAACTTAAATAACAATCCAAGATTTTGGAAATAAATCATTGGTCTTTTTTTTAATTGCGTCTCCAAACCAAAGTGAGGGATAACATACAATTTTATTACTATCATCATTAAAATATGCTCCCCACCAACTAAATGTACTATTAGCTATTATATGGTTTTTGCAACAACTCATTAATAATAATTCCTGCCAATCCTCTAAGTTATCGGGGCAAGGTATAAATTCAATATTAGTAAATATATTTTTTAAATTATTTATATTTTTATTTATTATTTCTATATCTTTCTTTTCAAAAAAATATATAATTTTATTAATATTATCAATCTCTTTTATTTTATTGATGGCTTTTATATAATATTCACTAGGCAAAATAGGGTGACATTCTGGATTCTTAATATAATCACCTATTCTAAAATGTAAACTAATTGGTTGATCTTCTAATAAATCTTTATAGTTTTCTTTTGTAAATTCTCTAAGTTTATCAATACCAATTAATCTTTTAATATTTTCATAATTTTTAACAAAATATTTTTCACTTTGAAAATATCCATTTAATTTGTAATTTTTATTATTTTGTAATGGAAGTTCAGACAAATCATAAAATGTTGAATCATGATTCTCTTTAATAACAACATATGGTTCTTCAAATTGAATAACAAATCTTTGTAATATTTTAAAAATATTATTCCAATATGTTGGTCTTTTACTTTGTTTATCTAAGGGTGATACTATATCATTTTTGTAAACTGGTAACTTAAAAGGTATTTTAAGCTCAAATGATAAATTAATTAATGCAAATATTTGAAATAGTTGGTTTCCTAATCCTCCCATTAAATTTAAATATAACATTAAATAAATAATTGAATTATATTTAAATAATTAAAATATAATATTAATATGGAATTATTATTTGTTGAAAAGATTATCAATAATATTAAAGAAGATAAAGAAAACTCTTGGTTATGTAGTTCTTTGGAATTTAAAAAGAAAGATACCAAACCAATTTATATTAATAATAATCTTCCTCATATGATTAATAGTACATCAAGAAAAAATATGTATTCGTGTGGTATTTGTTGTAAAAATTTACAGAGTAAAATCTGGTTTCAAGAGTGTGAAACTGATTATGATATTGCTTGTAGTCATATAAAATGGATTTTAATTGCGAGAGAATATAGTAGACAACAAGATATAAATAAACCACCTTGGCCAAATAAGTATTTATTTCCTACTACATATGAACAAGTTAAGTTATGTGGTATAATTAATGATAACTTAAATAAACCTAATTTAAGACAAACCTATTTTAGTGATGCATTCGAAAATATAGATTCTCTGCATCCTTATCCAATAATGTATGATACAATTTATTTTCCTGATATCATATATATTAATAATGTTATAGTAAAATCGAAAGGTGTATTTTCTTGTAATTGTGATTTAGATAAATATTATAAAAGTTTTAATAAAAATTTTAATTGTCATCATTGTATTAATATAATAAACTTTGAAAACGAAAAACAGAGATTGAGAGAATTTATATTATTTTTGGTTTTTAAATATTTTGATCTAGTTTAATAACTTATTTCTTTAAATAATTTTTTT